CTTGAGTATGGTTCTCTCCAAAACAGGGGGAGGTACAGATGAGGATGACCCATTGAGGGCCTACCTATATGGGGCCATCGTCGAGGATGATGACTATAGACCCACAGGACCTCTCATTGCTAGATTTAGAATCCCCATCCGTGATATTAAGGTGGGGACTCCAACCCCCGTACCCAAGATCAAGTATGTGTTTGAAAGCGGGGTATCGTCCTTTAATCCAAGTAGACATCATTGGTTCATGCTCTTCGAGCGAGGATCGGGGGATTCAGACGCTGGAGAGGACGATAACACCATCTATGTCTGGAACAATAACGACAGAGAAACAGACAATCAGTATTCAGCCATTCGGCCTTTGCCCTTTGGTAGGTCGGATGGCGACCCACTATCAAACGTGGGATGGGTTGTACAGAAGCACGGTCCAACCTACAGCTTTGGTTTTGCAACACGAAAGACAATCCTATGCCAGATGACCCACCCTGCCTCAATAGCCAAGTGGACACCTGGTCGTCCAATAGAGAGATTTGTACCTTCTTTGGCCGGTGCATCCATCCGTACTATGATGATATACCTATCACACATGTTACAGACCTCTGCTCGTATGAGGCGTACATTCGGATATAACCAGGTATCAACCCCTAACAAGCTCTTTAAGATAGGCAGCTTTGTTGCAATAAGGGATGAGAACAGTCCAGAGTTAAAGAAGAGTCAGGGTGCTTACGGACAACTTCAAGAGATAGTTTATACTGCCTCCGTAGGCAATGATGATCTGAGAGGCAACCACTTTTGTAACGTAGCACCTAGGCAGTATGTGAAACCAACACAGCAGTTGGTCACAAGCATCCGTCATTAATTAATCCTTTATACGTTTTTGAGTGTTGGTAAGTGTTATAGCCTATGCCACAACCACCACCACCACCACCACGACCACAACGACGGACGGAAATAAGGACCAAGAAACAAAACAAAGGCCACTTGTATGCAGCCACATTTGATTCCACTTCTATAGCAGTTAGAACAAGTCTCACTTATGCCAAAAAGCTCCTCAGTTTCTATAGACAAACCAAAGACCACAGAAAACAGGTCGACGTGGTTAGAGACATCAACAGGATCCTGGATTATAACTGGAATGACCAACGAGGGTCCCGCTGGAACTATGAGTGCTCCCACTTCAATGGAGAATTGTTGGTCGCTGATCGTATGGCACTCGGATGTAACCATAACCTCCAGACTAGTGCTGGACTCGAACTCGAAAACCTCACAAAGGCTGGGGTTGGCGGCAACCTTATCTCATGGGTGGGTGTAGCCACAGGGGCAACAGAACCAACAAGAGGTACAACACAGCTAGTAGACGAGGTAGATCGTATTCCTGTTAACCCTGATGGCTGGCTTACAGCTTCTTCCGACCTGCTGTTTACCGGTGTTATCTGTTCTACTAATTTGGACGACGGCTTGTACAAATCCTTTGGAGGATATACAGGCAACAGTGCTGATGACATCCTGGGGTGGGTTTGTTTGCTGCCTACAGCTGAATACGTACAGCATGTCAAGGGTAGCACCATCATGATAGTATCCCATGTCGAGGAGAGCATAGCCCTTCAATGAGTTTCGGTGATTTTGAATACCAAGAAACTACTAGCAATCAACTAGCTCGTATCCTAAAGGGGATGCGTCAAGAGCAGATAATCCTAGATGCAGTACAGAACCCCATTGACGATGTAGAGGAATATCCAGATGCTAGACAGGTTGAATCAGTAAAGGGGACCAAGGACCACATTGGCGCTGTCACTATCCCTGTATCAAAAAACTGGCACTATGCTAATGAGCCGAATCAAGATACAAGAGTCTGGTTATGGTTTAGAGAGGGATGGCGTCTACGCGATTACAGTCGTCATGGTAATGAAGCGTTTGCAGAACAGGTAGAACCATCTCCCGTTCCAGTGAGAAACTACGTCCCTTTACGTAGAAAGCAAAATGATGATGGTACCACGCCGGGCAGACTCTATGGCATCATTGATGGTGTATCCCAATATTATAGGGTCTTAGATAGTCCAGAGAACAGACTTACAGATCTCTTATCTACCAATAACGAGTTTTGCTTCTCTTGCTTCTTTTCCCCTTTTGAGTCCTACACCTTTGATGAGGCCGACGATAGACTTCGTTTCATCCAGAAGCTGGATGATGATCAAAGCAACAATGCCACCCGTGTAGAGCTGGAGGAGGATGGTACTGTTCACTTTTACTTAGTGTACAAGGGTGCGGCCTATCATGTTGAGACAGCTCCAGGTGTTGTACCCTTAGTACAGGTCCCAGAGTTTCAACCAGGTGAGTTCATAGATGAAGAGTTTATGACACAATCCCCTTATGCATGGCAGTGGAATCCCAATGTTGCTGCACCTGATTGGATGTGGTTGTTCTTCTCATTTGACAAGACAACACGTCAGTTAAAGATCTACAAGATTCAACAAAATGGGATGGCTGCTGCTGCTGCTGCTGCTACTGAGTTAGTTACCACCACAGCTGCACCGGATGATCAAACCATCCTAGCTAACGTGTCTATGTGGCTACCTGCTAACGAGAATGACCCTACTGCTATAGCCACCTACGATATAACGGGCAATGAGAATCATGCCATATTTGATACAGACCCCACTCATGCACCCACCTATACTACTGACGGCTTTCTGCATTTTACAGGGGACAATCGTATTGCCAGAATTACCAACTCGCCAGAGCTAAACACTTTCACAAACTTTACTATGGCGTTTAAGCTCAGGCTTCATGCTCGTCCGACTGGAGGAGCCCATGACTTGGTATTTTCAAAAGGCAGTACCAATGCCACGATTACAACTGGTGGATTCATGTTCTTTATTCATCAAGCTGCTCCCACTAACATACATGTTGATTTCATAGACAACACTGGTGAATACATGTTCATTGAGGCAACAGGAGCCATAGCCGCCTTAGATACCTGGTATAATGTCATCTTTACCTACGACGGCACAACGTTCAGGTTTGAGGCTGGATCTTTTACGGGCACTCCTTGGGTGGATGCAGGTAAAATATTCACCAATTCATCAGACCTAAAACTAGGCAGTGCTACACATTCCTTTCAGGGGGATATTGCAGATGTTGTGTTTGTAAAGGGTGAAGCTTGGGATACAACAAAGAAGAATAAGTACAAGGCCCGAACTCCTGGATTTCGTACAACGGATTGGCCTGCCTATAAACCACCACCCCCTCCCGAACCTGATACACCCCTTCCTGTTGTTAGACCCGTTGAGAAAGTCTATGAGCTTTTACTACCAGATACTGTAACTGTAAAACAGCTTAACAATCCTGCTACTGCTACACCTTTTGTATCCATCTATAACGTCCCAGGTGGTACTCCAGCCACTACTCCTGAAACCCTCAAGTACGACTGTCCTGATGGGACCTCAGGAGGAGGTAGTACATCTCCGGTCACAACCATATACAATCTGACTGCTGCTAGCTCCACAGGAAATATAGAGTGGGGTAGTGGTGAGCGAGGCTATGTACAACGTATCAATGTTGCTGGTTCGGTCTTTATTGGAAAGAACCCAACAGACATGCAGTTTTACGTGAAAAATGGAGGTAGTGCATCAGGGGGTACGGCATACTGTGCTCTCTTCCGTAATGATGGAACATATACAAAGTTTGGGAGTGGTATAAACATCAATAGCATATCAACATCCTCCTGGGTACCGATAACAGGTACCTCGTTTGTAACCCGTACTAACATGGCAATGGGTGACGGGGTGGGGGTTGTGTGGGAAGGTGGGTCTTCGGGTACTCTGAATGTACAACGTGGTGGACAAAATGTCCATTATGATAAGGATGGTTCGAATAATCCAAGATCATGGCAGGACCACCTAGAAACTGGCTCTGTGTATGGGTCTGATAATGATGAGTTTTCCATAGCTGGTGTAGTAAAAGATGGAGGCATCACAACAGCTGGAGCAAACCCCTATGCAAAGTTAACGTTGTCTCAATATGTACTGGGTATCTCGCAGACCAATTCCACATGTGAGGGGATCTTACCCACCCGTGTGATATGGAGGGTTAGGAGAGTGGGGTCTGCTGCATCCGCTACCCTCAAATGTTATATCATTAATTCATCAGGAACGGTGCTTAAAACCATTGGTTCAGCCATATCTTTCAACTCCATTTCTACCACACTTCAAGACCTGGAGTTTATTGACAGAGATAATGCCGTGGCCTGGGCTGATACCTATATGGTTGCATTGGCCTTTGATGTCAAGACAGGTATTAACAACACCACTGTCTACTTAGAGGTCAATTACAACATTGGCACAGGCTCAGGTCAGGTTGAGGGTACAGCTATTAAGGCAAGGATGTATAATGGAACCTCAGCTTATGTAGATGTTTCACCGGTGTGTGATTGGGCTGGTAAGATCTATGTTGGTGGCTCATCCTTCACTGCCTACAAGCAATTTACACCCACTAGTTGGACTATTGCAGAGAAGGTCAATTCAAGCACTTCGCCTGTATCAAAGCTCTATGGTCAGAAATTTTCTAAACTCAAAGCAACAATGAAAAAGGTAGGTAGTCCCACAGGCCCAATCCGTGCAAAGGTATGGGATAACAGCGGTGCTGAAAAGGCCAACTTCCCAGTTCCTATAGATGCAAGCAGTCTATCTACAAGTGTTGATACCGATTATGTGTTTACTTTTCCAACAAATGCTTATGTGTCCACCCTAAATGATAGAATTGGCTTGGAGTACTTCGGGGCTACCTCCACCGATTATGTGCTTGTCAAGATAAACACGGATGCGGCTGCTGGAGCTGCTGGAGATACAACAAAATCCATCCTCTCTGCTTGGGTGTCCGGTACTGGATGGGTTGATGAGCAAACACTTGATATGGCCTTTGAGATATTTACTGGGGGAGTCCCTGACCTTGTAAGTAGGTCTAAGGCAGCAATAAGATGTGATTCTATCTTTTCTATCCTAAACCGTAGGAAGGTTACCAGGGCTGTCATCCCTCTCAAGAAGGTGGGGGCCCCCACTGGTAACTACTTCATCAGGTCTGTTAGAGGCTCTGATGGCAGTAATCGTGACCTGCTTGGTTCTGGGGATATCTCTTTGTTATCCACATCTACATGGACGTATAAGGATGTGTCAAACTACAATGCTACATTCTTCATAGGAGAGTCAGACAAAATAGTTGTAGAGTATGAAGGGGGTGACTCGTCTAACGGCTTGATAGTACAGGTCCAACAAGACAGCACCTATGATGATGCTGACACTCGATATGAGGACTTTGACTCTGTAAACTGGAATACAACGGGCTATGATACCTGGGATATGGGAGCCACCCTATACGTGGGAGGAGACACCTACATCCCCGATGCTGGTACTCCCTACGTACCACCTCCCGACTTTTATGACCATGATTGGCTGATAGGGTCTGGTGCCTTTGTTAAGGGGGGACCACACACCTCATTCTATGGGATGCGGATACGAGACTTTAAGGTAGAGACTTCCATCCCCTCTTTAGAAGACATTGATACCCTGTTTGACAACAAATACTCTAGAAGGGGAGGTAAGGGGGAAGTCGCTCTCATAGGCTACACTACATACAACTCGGAGACTGAGCCACCTGTATAATTCCCTAGTAGCAGTAATCTCTTTTATGGACGCGCAGGCTCTTAATGGTGTTAATCAACAATGAGTAGTACAGCAGGCCTTCTAACAGATCCTAATGAACCAATCTCACCATGGCGACATGATGCTACTATGGTGTTCTGGGGCACTGGTGCCCAGATTCTTGCTATCCCCTCTATCTCTGAAGTCCGGTTTGCAATATGCACGCAAACGGGTTCAGGCTTCATCATAAACACAGCTTATGTACGTTCTGCTGATAAGACGCAGTGGATTCCCATCTTCGATAAACACCTTCATGATGCAGATACCTCCGCAGCAGGGGGGAAACTAGCTGCCATCTTCATAGCTAACCAGGGTAAAGTAAAGAAGTTCCAAAGATGGCAGACATCTCAATGGAGAGGTAACACGAAGCACGCCTCCTCTCCAGCTCCAGCACCTGTGAACTTAAACAACACATTCTATACGGATATCAGCACATCCACCACCGATGAAAGCTATAACAACATATTTGATTCTGATGGGTTGAAAGCTGACCTTACAAAACCCATCTCATGTTCTGTAAAAGCACAGTTCTCACATGCTGCTGAGATTGTTGGTAGGATGGGGTCCAACATAGAGGATGCTCAAAACTCTGTGGCCTTTGGTAATAAGGTGTGGTGGGAGTTCTGTGACTTGCATGGTACAAAGGTTATGGGAGGGGTGGGCAACTCTCTAGGCGTAACAGTACAGGCCACACCCGCCGATGTGGTACCATCCCCTAATAGAGCTCGTGGATTCAGATATGACTACACACCCATAAACCAGGTCTTTTTCTCAGACAGTGATGGAGGGACACTTACCATCACTTCAAATATACCCAGTTCGGGACAGTTCCCATCAGACAACCTGTTTAAGATGGGGGTCATTACGAAGAACGCATCACAGGTAAAATCCCTGTTTCTGTGGCATGTAGAAATGACGTTCGAAGTTGCGGATACGTGGTTATAATGTGCAAAACCGTATATACCTACCATGAGTATCACGATTACGTGGTCCCCTCGCCTTATTTGCCTCACCTATCTTACGTCTATGCTCTAAGGAAAAGACCCTGCCTTTCAACTTCTCAGAGCGTTTCTTATTTGCTTCAAGTGACTGTGGTACACCTTTCTTCTTTGCCGAGATCTTCATACCAACTTCAGGACTACGCTTCACTCCTAAATGATGTAGACGTGGATGGTCCCTATGCATCATTGCCTCCAAGTTCTCAGGTCGATTGTCTGTCTTTACATGATTCCTATGATGAATTCTACCCCATAACAACAGACAGGCGTTATGCTCTTGTTCCCACACGACAATGTGTTCAAACACACGACCGTATCTGTCAGCCCTTGGATGTCCTGATACATGGATGCGTTTATAACCGTTTGATGATAATGATTCTTTGTTCTTCCTCACAAAAGGACAGAGATGGCCATCTCTTTATATTTTTTGTCTGGGAGGTTAGATTATAACATGGCTATAAGCAGCTGGAATAAACGCGCCGTACATATGCGTATCAAGATAAAGAAGACAGATATGCGAGCCTGGTCACCTGATGCTGGTATCAACGTCTTACAGTATCCACCTCAAACCCCTTTCACTCAGCTGATAACTCACGCTAACGGCCTTACTTCAAAGATAGACACTTACTCCACAGGCATTGGAGAGATGAATGTTAACCTCTCCACCTCGGGTTGTCACTTTATCCCCACCGAGCGTCGCTATGAAGAAGACATTGAGAAAGCCGTGGATGGTATGGATATCCTAACCAAAAATGTCAATGAGACAAATGAGCCAAGACATGTAAACAGAGGTAAGAACAAAGGACTAGGACTTGAATTCATGGAGCATACAACCTATGTGGACAATCCTACGCTAGACGCAATAGACCATGTGCGCTCTATCATGCAGAACAGGAGGACCATCTTTATGAGCCAGTCACAATACAAGGACGTAGAGCGTATCATGATGCGCAGACCTCAAATCTTTGGCGTCCCTAGCAATGCTCAGGCAAACCCTAACCGTTTCCTAAAAGAAGCGAAGGGGGGAGAACGCAATACCCTCACAGGAGAGAAGGTCTATGAGACGGAAGTTGGGACGTATTAATCCATCATGCCCGCATTCTCTGAAAACGACATTAAGCAATACAAGACTGCCAAGACCGTCGGTGCCGTTACATCTTTGGGAGGAGCTATCACAGCCACCGAGGTCGGAGATGGTACACCCTTTGGTATGTTCGATCTTGTCACTCAAGAACAAGCGGACAACGGGATCACAGAATACAGGATTGTAGCCTTCAAAAACATAAACACAGCAGAAGATTGTCTTAATCCCCGTGTTGGAGTCATCAGCGATTCTTCATCCCCAAATACAACGTTTGCAGTAGGCTGGATGCCGACAGCTATCTCAGCAGCCACAGAAGAGTTAACATCTGAAACAGATTCACCCACCGGCGTGGTATGGTGTGAGTCTGCTAGGCTTCAAGACTTTGCTCTTCTTAACTCTAACATCCCTAGAAACGGTGGCTATGCCTTCTTAGCATTGAGAAGAACCGTCAAGGCAGGGGCACAGCCCTTCAAGAAGGATCGTACTAGTATTGTCTTCTTATGCGATAACCTAGATGTTGGAACTCCTACACCCACTGGTCCCCCTACACCACCTATTGTAGACGTGGGGGTTGTTGGAGAGATAGACATCAATGACATCTGGAAGAAAATATTTGAGAACTTTAAGCTTCGTAATATGTCTCTCTTCTTTACCTGTGGCAATAACATCGGTGGTACCCTTACGGACCCAGCCCACACAGCTACAGACTTTACATCCATGTTTGGCGAGATTATGAGGAAACTATGTTGGCCTGTATTCGGACAGAGGGATAGACGTCCTGTGGTAAGAAACACATTGCGCTCTTTCTTTGGAGTACCCAAGACCTTTTACACAAAGACACATTACAACATCCACTTTACAATGCTAGACACATCTGACCCCTCTGTCCATTCCTATGAGGAGGGTTCTGCTCAGTATAACGAGCTCAAGACAGCACTAGAGAATGCTAAGCTAAACCCGCAAATAGACTGGCGTATAGTCATAATGAATAGAGCTGCCTATGCTGCTGGTACTACACCCGATCGCAAAAAGTTCCTAGATGAGACTTTGCAGAACGTGTGGGCTCCCCTATTTGAGGCAAACATGACCCATATGGTTGTACAAGGCACATATGCTAACACACAGATAGCCCACGTCTTACGACACAATCCTGCTGACCCAGCCACCCCAGAAGAGATATTGACGGGGCAAGCTCCTAACTACTCGTTTACTGGTGCAGGATTTGATAGAGGTGTTTTGTACGTCCTCACAGGGTCGGGAGGCTTCCCCTTTGATGTTATTAACGACCCACCCTCTTGGATTAGGTATGCACAGTCCATACATTATGGAGGCTTCCGATTCCGCTTTGATAGCAGCGGTCAGAACAAGATGCTCATAGGTGACTTTATAGACCAAAACGACAAACTAATACCTGATGCTCGTTTCACAATCACGAAGCTATAGCGATAGGAAGAATGGTATCCTGTAAGATGTCTACTGCAGCAAAATCCCCAAACAGCAAGGTCAGCCCCGCCGATATCATCGATGTTAGAATAGTAGAGGAACAAGAGGATGGGGAACCCCCGCTTGTAGCAGAATATCCCGCCCCCGCAAGAGATTCATTAGTCGACGACTACGACTACGACACAACCAATAACACTTCTCTCACACCCTTTGAACATGCTGCTCAATCCCTCTACGATGAACTGCGAAAAGCATACAACTTAGACCCAACAGGTAAGATGAGGGCCGTAGCCGTAGTAGTAACAGAAGACCAAGGCAAAACCTGGGTTGTCAAGGCTGATTCCACCGAGGGTCAGATATATAGAGACAAAGAACAATGGAGTAAAGTCTATGTCGAGTCAGAGGTAGTCAAGACCAAAGAGGCTTATCAACAAAAGCACCGTGACACCAGCAACAACAACAAAGCTAGCCCCGTATAGTATAGCTATCCTCACTAACAATGTGTAACATCTCTTATAAAGGAGTGTTGCTAACACTAAGTAGGAATGTATAACGTCCAACAAAAAACCCAAAGTAACAAGATAGCAAGACAAGCCCGTTTAGGCTTTACAGTACTAGCGATCGCAACAATCTTTGTAGCCTGTTTTATGGCTACTCAAGCAGTCATGACAGCTGTCTATGGTCTACCACTACCACTTGAGGCTACAGGCTCGGCCTACATAGGAGCAGGAGCAGGGGCCGCCACTACTATTACGACCGACGATGATCCATTATCATCAAAAGAACCACAAGGTCAGATGATAGATGCCTATGTTCAAAACATCAAAGAGCAGGTGTGTCCAACACTAACAGTAGAGGCAGACTATTTGGAGTGTCTTAATTTCTAGATAGAAATAGAAGAAGAAGATGACAGTCCCTTGTACCTTTTGTAACAAGAATGATGCCATGGTCAAGTGTAGAGACTGTGATGGTCCTGGTGCCTGTTATAGTTGTACTGTCACAGGACCAACAGGGGGATTCTGTGCTGAACATCTGGCTCGATTTATGCAGGTTCATCACAAGACTCATGAACAAGAATATGAAGACATGGACTGGGAGATAAACTATAGGGATGAAAAAGAGGGAGCCGTGAAAGGCAGGTTTATATCAAAAAAGTTTCTGGGGTAGCTGGATCAGCAGTAGCTAATCTAGTCTAGCTCTTGTACCACCATCCAGTGGATTGTTGGTGGACTGCTTTTCTCAAATCCATCTATTCTTTGTTGTACTTCAAAGTTGCCTGTTGCCTTACTCTTGAAGTTGTTAACATCGGTACCTTCTACTAGTTTCTTCCATTGTCCTGCATCGCCTTCTTTAAACCATAGTTCTACCTTGTTTGTAGCTTGGTCCCATACATTACATTGATAGCAGGTTTTGCCTAGGAGACTTCCAACCTTCTCACCTTCAATAACACAGCTGTCTGTGCTTGGGTGTTTTTTCTCCGTGCCTAAACAGGATTGTCCTGAGGTCATTTCTATACCGTTGTCAAACCATCCGTTAGTGTTGTGGTCTCCTCCTATCTTGATTGTCCAGTTATCTGAGTGCTCTAGCTTGGCTGGGAATGTGGTTTTGGCTATAGCCTGATGCTTCTTGTATGGAATCCCTTTTGTGTTTCTTTCTATTGTTTCATCGCTTGGTTTACCACTTGCATAGTTTCGTGTGGTTGGACCCCTTACTGTTGAGCCTAGTTGTTTGGATCCGGCCTTCATGGGGTATGGTCCTACAATTGTCTCAGTTGGATTGTCTACCCCTTTAAAGTTCTCATTGTGGTTTTCGCCGTCGTCGTTATCATCAGTGTCTGTATCAAAAAAGGTTGATACAAGCTCTGGATGTCTCTGGAAATACTTGATAAAGTTGTCTGCTGCCTCTGTGGTCTTAAAGTTTGTTGCTACATTCTTGGCTCCATCAGTTACTTTGAACTGGTCTGGAAAGTCTTTCATCACTGTTCTAACCCAGACTTTGGGGTCCATGTTGGCACCCCATCCTCCCTTCTTTACGGTTCCTTCTGTTGGTGGTTTGGTTGGGTCGGTGGTGGTTGGTGGTTCTGGATCTGGGACTATGGGTCCTACAATCTCTGTGAACTTTAGGTTAACATCGCCGTCGACTTTGAAGGTTCTACCTCCTACTGTGAATGTTGCACTGATTTTATTGTCATCTGCTGTTGTTGTTGTTGCTGGTGTTGGTGCTGTTGACATTGTGAACATCTCCCAAAGCAGAAGATAAAAGGGTATCCGTAGTCCCTTTAATGCTTGTGTTTAAATCCTATCTGTAACCTTTTCATGGCACGGGGACCAGATAGCATAAAAATACTGTATGAGAGCAACCGGGACAATCCACAGTCCTGGTACTTTCAGGGCGAGGTAGACTCCCGCATGAAGATAAGAGCAGGTGGAGGTGTAATTCTCCCTCAAAACCCCGATGGTTCCTATTGCCTATCACAAAATCAGGATGTGTATCTTGCCATTGAAACCAATGATAAGGGCGGCATCATATCCAAAAACCAGCTAGTTTCTAGCGCAAAGGGATTCATGCGCAACAATAGGGACTGGCGTTCTACAGAGATGCACGGATATTTCTTGGTGGATGCTTCTAACGATAACCCTGATGCATCCCTCATTTTTACTACTCATACAGCTGACCCCTATGCCTCATTACCAAACACTTGTCTGGGACAGGGTTATCATTTCCAAGTGTTTAGGGATGGAACTACACGATTTGCAAAGAGTTTGTGGTATCCATCCGGCTTCTTATATACCCCTAAAAAGTCATTGCTTACATCTCTAGATGGAAGGTGGGTGGGCTTCAAGTTCATCTGTGTTGTTGTACGAGAGGGGGTAGTAAAGCTTGAAGTCTATATAGATGAGGGCTATCTTACAAATAACTGGCAGCCCCTAGACACCATAACAGACCAGGGAGGCTGGGGTGGTCAAGGTCTATCTCTGGACGTAGAGGAAAGACATTACAATGCTTGTGGTGGGACCACTGACCAAATACTGGACATGGGTGCTCCCAACGTTGCTTTTGCTTGGCGTGGATTTTTGGATGAGGACGGGGGAATATGCTTTGATAAGCTAGGGGTAAGAGAGATAGGACCCAAACAATCCATCACTGACTTACCTGTACAGAGAGCCTCAGGATTTGGCTCCCAAAAAGTGAAATTCGGTGTACAGCCTGAGAAGCCGGCCTACTGGTATGGTGATACAGCAAACTTTGCCACTGAGGATAGGGACTGATTAAGTAGAGATGCCAGTCACCGACACCTACGGAACCTATTGTATTTATGCCTCTGGAAAGCAGGGGACCAGCTACGTAAAGGATGAGCACTCCTCAAGCAGCTACAGGTGGGATGTTGCTAACCTGGGTGCTAACAACTACAAGAGTCTAGAGCTTCATGTTTACATAGCTTGGAGTAATCCCTCTTCGGACGAGTGGGGAGCACAGCTCGGAGGAGGACGTCATTCTGACGGAACTAACCCACGTTGCTATGTTCTTGGTATTGATAATAAAAGCGGTGCCACGAGACTGAGGGTTGAAGACTCACATCCCAACTATGATGAGGTAGGTAATGGTAGCGCAGGTAGAGGGTTAAACAGCACACCATGTGGTGGTTCTTTCATTAAAAGGAATGTTTCTGGTGGTGTTCTCTGTGAGATCTGGATGGATGCTGGTAACAACAACGGCTGGAAAAGGTTGCTATCAATCGTGGAAAAGAACAAGAACTGGCAACAGCCTCCCTCGGATCATCAGATTGTTTTCAGGATGGATGAAGGGGATTTGGACAGCATCAACCTATCAAAGTTCTGCTATAGGGAAATTTTGGACAGCGATCCAACTACAGCCCTTGGTGGAAGTGGTACTGGTACACCTCCTACTACAAATCCTCCGTCTGGTGGTGGGGGGACAGGAGGAGGAGCTGACCCTGATGATGACGATGATAATACCGGCGGTGACACCGGAGGAGAGACAGGGGGGGAGCCCGAACCCCCGCCCGATCCTGCGGAACCCGACCCCGTGGTACCAGAGATATTCACGGTGCAAAAGGTCTTCTCATATGAGTGGAACGTTATCACACCGGCCACCTTCTGTAATGATGCAGAGCCTACCCAGTCTAGGGAGTTAATCCCCTGGTATACTGCTGACGGTACTGCTCTAGACGATTACTGGGATCTGTACGGAGGTAATCCAAAACAGGTCATCACTCGTGTGGGGTTATTGGTAGCCATCGATAAGAGCGCAGTAAACGGCCAGATATTCAGACAATATGTGCCTACCATGAAGAGGGTTGGTGCACCCACAGGTGACGTGTTCTTGAAGATCTACGATGATAAGGGAGACTTGGTATACACATGTCCCAACTCTATTGTAGCTAACAGCCTAGGGTTGGTTAACACTCAACCAATCTTCCAGGACTTTCGCTGCGAAACTCAAATAAAGCTAGGGTACAGGATTGTTGTACAATATGAAGGAGGAGACGCAGCCAACTATGTCCGGGTCCACTTTAACCGAACAGACGGCAGTGACGGACTCAAGACAATACTTACCTACTGGGTCAATGGCAAGTGGACAAACGATCCCAACCTGGACTGGCCTATCATCCTCTCTATTTGATGACTGTCTTAAGCTGATATGGGAGACAGCCTACCGCAAGAACAGGGCTATATCATTTGTAAAAAAAGACAGGGTGTTTCAGGTGTCAGCCACCTCCTTTGCGGTGGAGGCTCGCAAGTATCTCAAGACGTTAAAGAAACCTAGCAAGCTTCACATTGTTCAAAGACGACTTAATGCAAAACCCTATGATCTGGCTTGTGACTGCTACTATGCTGGTTATGATCCATCACCGTTTAATGCCTGTGCTCATGTGTTGGCTGTATTGCTATCACTAAGTTTAAAGGCTGGTGATACATCTTTGTTGTCTATGAGAGATGTTGATCGTAAGAAGAAACAAGAGGCTAAAGCGCTAGAAGCTATGACAGTTGGCAACGAATATTCAGACCACTACCAGCAAAAGATAAGGGTAGGCGACATTCTAAAAGCTGATGGATGGATAGGTGTGTTCTTTGAGCAAGAAGTCTTATGTGATAATCCTCATACAGGTATCCCAAACAAGTATCCCTATGTATTGGATGTCTATGCTATCAACTACATCAACGACAGGTACCACAAGATAGGGATTGAGATAAACAGAGAGCAGACTGGTGGTGGACATGGTTCGAAGATTACAATCCCCAAAGACAGAAATAGAGCCCAAGACTTGTGGGACCAACACAAGATCAAAGTTATCCCTTTCAACGTGGCCCACCTCAAGTCAGCATCAGATGAAGACATTCTAAGGGAGATATATCAACACCTTGGTTAGACCACTTTCTTATATACCAACCAAAGACCCATCACATTGGGCTTATGGTATGACTGATCACGAATACCTAAGCAAACTACAAGAACAAATAACAGATGTTTATGAGAAGAGTCAAGAAGTAGTAGTCAAGTCCACCAAATACAAGCCTGTAGCAGGACGTCGTAAACTGCCAGAGGGAAAGAAGGCTAGAGCAGAGAACAAAGGAAGTACAGAGTTTGAGATGGAACTAGTTCACTATCTCACTAATAGACTAGAAGAGGATGAACAACATGGACATGTATTCCGTTCCCCTGCATCAAAGACTCCTGTAGACGTATGGGCAATCATAAACGGAATAGAACGAGAGTTTTCAGGCTCGTATGTAAACTGTTACCAGTGTAAGACCACAAGGGACACCAAACCACCCAGGATAAACAAGAAAGAGTTTGAAGACTTTAGGACCTTTTGCGCCAAGATCAATGCCAAGGCTTACTGGGTCGACAGGTGGAAAAAGAACAAGAATGTGTATATTCGTAGGATAAGGGGTATAGACATCTCTGGTGAGTTCTATCCCGTCAACGAAAACTTTAGCTAGCTAGCTAACTAACGGCTCCACATCACCAAGTCACATATAGAGCACTTGATGCTTACCATCTTCTTACCACTAAACACGGGGTGACACTTGGTAGGATAGCCACATTCGTGACACCAGATTGGGAAGCGCTCAAAGTTCCAGGTCTGCCATGTAGGCCACCATCTCCACTTGTGTTGGGCCATCATGTCTTCAATCTCTTCAATGTGTTCGGCTATGGCTTCCTTCTTCTGGAGGTAACTACGCTTTTCTAGTTGTGGTGATACCTCTAAGAGGGTCCAAGCCTCTTGCAATTGATCAAATGTCAGATTGTGCTTTTTGTGCCATGAGTCGCTTGATGTCGTCTAATATCAACTCCATCACATTGAGTTTGGCAGATATCTCCCTGTCTAGGGGAGTAAGGTATTCAGATGGTAATCGCACTTGTTCTGGTGGATGGGTTGTAACTTTGAGGGTTGCAACATCCTCTCTCTTTTGGTACTCTCTTTTTACAAACTCAGTCATCTCACCCTCCATCTTTTTACGATGATCCATTCCCACTGGATTGGCAGGACAGATATACCAGTGAGGTGCATCAAAACCTCTCTCAAACGCTTGGACATTTCCAAACTTGTCAACCCTGTGCCATGTCCCTATGTCTTCATCTTCTTTAGGATGATAGAAATCACCCCTGCCACATTTCTTACATTGTAATGCTTGGAATCCGGAGGCTGTATTAGACATCGACGAGGAGGAGGAGGAGGAGGAGGTCAATCTGTGAGCCTCACACCCTTAGTGTTGGCTATGAATGTATGACCACATGTCTGACATTGTTTTTCTACAAATGTGTATGATATGAACCCCCCCAACAACTTCACTGTCCTACATCCTTTCCAGGCTAATCCCTTGGGTGTGTTGTGTAAACATTTTGCTTTAGGTGTTGAATCAAATTGACTACTACTCATTTTGTTAACATCTCTCTATCTATCCGATACTCTTATAACAGCGTGGTAGCTTATATACTTGCTATCTACCGCGATGCCAAGAACAAATCCCTCAGAGCTAACAATCCTCACATGTCTGAGGTGTAAGTACCAGTGGGTGTCAAGAAAGCATAACAGTAATACCTCACCACCCAAACGATGTCCCAAGTGCAAAACAAACAAATGGAATACACCTTTTGAGAGAGAAGAACAATCTCGTAAGATGCTCAAGTGGCATGCTCGTCGTAGGGTAGGGAATGTCGCTAAAAAACCACAAAAAGGGTAGGGGTCTAGTTACACTTTTAATGGACTTAAAAAACTGTTCGTCTAATCCTTCTAAGGTTTCGCCTCCTTTCTTTAGTTGATGCCAATTGTGAGTGACATGTCAAACACATCCATTGGGATATACCTACCTTATACCAAAGAGGTGAACCCTTCTTTTGTACATAGGTTGACAAAGATCCACATTCTAAACAAAAACGATCGGACATATCCTTCCTTGGGTTGTGTATATGGTTGTGAAGATACTGAGATACTGGCTCTAAGTTTTCAATCCTGTTGTCAGTCTTATCCCCGTTGATGTGATGTATCTGAATCCAAGGAAGTAAACAACATCTATTCTCTTTCTCATAAATCCATCTGTGTTTGAGAAAGGGCTTTTTTAGTTCCTTGTCATACAAAATTACATAGCCACGATTATTTATTCTCTCGTTATATCTATTCATTGGCTTACTTCCTGACTACCTAAAACGCACTTTTTTACCGAGTTCTGTCAACCAGCAACGGTTCTGTACTTCGTGTTTCTATGTACACACCTGGTATCTTGTTCTGTAGTTCGTAGTATTGATCCATAGTAAAGTCTCGTCCCTTGATAAACAACACATTGCCTATGGGATGAGGGTCGTTGTTCTTGTTGAGTACAGGGTTGTAAAAGTTAAGCCTCCCCTTTATCACAAAGATGGTACCCTCTGGGTCAGAAAAGATCTCTTGTTGAAACCAGTTGCTTTCAATGCGAGCTGGCAGTAGCATGACATAGAAATTCCTGGGATGATAAGCATAGGATATGTTCATCTTTGTAATCCATGCTAGATCAGGGTAGCTACACTGGTATTTAGCCTTGTCGGACGGACCCAATTACTAACTTCTGTCTATGAGTCTCAGACACCCGAAGCATACACTTTGCGTTTTGCTCTATCTGGTTCAGAGTGGAGGTATCCTTCACACTCTGGATGTACTTTACAATCTCGTCTCTCCTATCACGAGAGGCGAAAGTCTCAAATAGTGTGGACTGCCTATAATGAGTACCTCTGTTTACAGGCCCTTGGGTACTTTGGGTTAAATTGGACAATCTGAGCGGGTCTATACGTTCGCCGTCGTGGGCCTGCTCATTTTTTTGTAATGCGACTCTATCCTTGATCATCGCCCTAAGCTCTCTTGATACGTTCTGATCCCCTACCATCTTCTTAAACTCCTGGAAAGTGTCAAAGTCTGCTACAAACGAGTACACCGTTGGCGCACTTGTGATGTCTGGATTCTTCTTAGTCATCCTATCTCTTACTTACTTACTTACTTACTTACTTATATAAGTTGTCTAGTATAGTACAAGGTCTCCAAGTCTCCAGTTTCAGGCAAGGGATACGTATCCCTTATATGAGGGGATACACTACCCTCACCCATGAAAACAAGAATAGATGGAGGCGACCTACATCGTCAAGCACTCAAAAACACAATACAAAGGTACCAAGATGAAGGGTGGAAAGTCGTTGATATGAAAGGCAGAGTCCCTGATCTTGTAGCCATGAAAGACGGCAAACTTGTTTGTATTGAGGTGTTGGGTAGGCAGCAAACAATACGAGGGCTAAAACATAACTGGACCTATAGGCAAAAGATGAGGGCCTACCTAGAACTAGGCTTTGATGATGTGTTAATAGAAACCTTCGACTATGAATATGGAAAACCTAAACGACTAGCTTAGATCAGGGCCATCTTAAACCGTTAGAGGTGGGCTTGAACCCCCTATCGTAGCGCTTTTAACAACTGCTTTATACAAACTAAGGAGAGAGACACATGACACTTAACAACACATCAATTGAATGGTCGCAAGACAAGAAGCTCAAAGAAGAATTCGATTACTTCTATGAGGTGGCTTTATCCACAGCACAAAGCGAAGACCAGTTCGAACGCAACAAAGAGATAATGAGAGCCTCAATCATCCGCATATCGACTTTGATGGCAGCCAAATACTGTGAGTATAAAACCCCAGAGATGATAGAGACCCTACCATCTACTTTCACATCCTTCTTACACACAAAGAACATCCGTCAGTATGACATACTTGTCTACGACACCTTCAAGACCACAGCCTGGCATGATGCACTAAAAGGCATAGAACAATCTTATAGTATCTCTAAGAACGACTATAACAATGTTCTAGGGTCTAAGGGTTCAACCAATACAACAACCGATGAGGCCACCAAAGAACATCTAGATATGCTAGACAAGGTGCTCAAGTGGGCTCAAAAGAACCCAGAACTAATCCCAGATAATCATAAGAGAGACCATATCGAGTCCTTGGACAAGACAAGAAACGTACTGCAGAAGGCAGCCATTGAAACAGGTGTTGCTATCTATCCCAAAGACACAGAGGTAGAACAGACACGAGCAGCCAGTATGGAAAAAAGGTTAGACCAACTACGTACACCCAAATACAGGATAGAGGATGTTCACAAGAGAAGACAAGAGATAGTCAAAGAAGGACTCAAAGCCGTCATAACCGTGTTTACAGAAATGCATGATAAGACCGTGAATGAGATACCCATACAATCAGATGAAGAGGCTTACATGATCCGTGACGGGTTTGTAGACTTGGCAAATAATTACACCTCAATGTCAGATGATAAACACAGAATGGACTTTGCAGGTTGGGCCAAAACCTTGGAAAACATACAAAACTATGGAGCAGAGCAAGGCCTCAAGATGTCAGGCGTAGAGATAACTCCCAAAGACATTGAGATGATTGACGAGAACACACTACCAATAGACTACTATCCCAAGTACGATAAGGTAGGATTGTCCTACATCTCAAAGGAACACCTAGACTCAAAAGGCGTCATCATTGCCAACTGTTTTATCAACATGATGAACCGGTTTGCATGGCAGGCTGCTGGTGCTAAACTATTCTCTTATCAAGCCAAAATTAGAGGGATAAGAGCCATAGCAGTCTCACACAAGCTGATGGGTACCAGATAACAGAAGATGAGCTACAATCGTATTGTCAAGTTAAAGAGGAGGAGGACACACGAAGAAATGGCAAACGGTCACCTGGTCAGAGGCGTCACCTACTGTGTTGTTGGACTAAGATTCCCAAACAACACCACATACCAATGTAGTATATGCAAAGAGCAGTTTAAAGCATACAAGAAACTCAAGCTTCACAAGCAGGACGCTCACGCTTACGACGGCAACGACTGACATCAATCTCAAAGTTTAATAACATGTCTACGCCATATATGTGCGTATAGAGAGATGTTACAACAAATGGAGAGTACAAAAAACAAGAAGGGAAGAGGAGCCAACAGCGATCACATTCTACAAAAGCGAAAGAACGCTACCATCAAACCCAAGAAGGGACAGATGGCAAGCACAGTTGTAGCAAAGGTGATGTATGACTTTGACACTGATACAGGATTCTGGAAAGCCTTAGTCACATGGAAGCAAGCCAGTATCAAGGAAGTCAACCTATTTGCCTCTGACCTTCTAGAGATAGTCAAGCAGGTAAAGAGGCTGGTATGTGATGGTCTAATAGATCTCATGGGTAGGGTACAGGAGGTAGATGTCATTTTCAAGCTCCCTATGATAGACCACAAGATTACAGTCACATTCAAGGAGGCAATGAAGACCGTGGAATGGGAGGAGCATCCTATATTATGAGAGTCACAGAAGGCTTCAAAGAGAGGGCCATGTCACCACCCTGCTGGTATGACAAACACGGTGAGTGTGTCCTATTTGATGGATGCGCCTGTCCATGTCACAGCATTGAAAGCCACAAACTCTCATCAAAGAGATACATAGGTGGATGATTCATGATATGAGTATGGAGAAAGGTTCTGAAGAGTTTAAGCTAGAACGCAAGCCAAAGCCTGACATAAAGATGTGCGATGTTTGTATGGGATATGGAAAGGCTACATCCATACTGTACGATACATCTGTATCACAAACCTCCCCGTTTTTTGACTGTCAAACCTGTCACGGTTGGGGCTGGGTAATGGTGAAAAGATACAATGCTAATGAATAAACAAACAAGCCTCAAGATACAGTCTGAAGCCTACGACATAGTTAGACAGTCCTTGTGGAGAGCGGCTGAGGTAACAAAGGAAGAAAAAAAGAAGAAAGGACTAGAGCGGATGCTCGTTGCTTTGGATGAATCCCTCTTTTTTAACACACAGATGCTACACGACATTATCCAAGGGAAGGATGCACAGTTTGTATGCAAGATAAGACCCGATGGTATGGTGTTAATGGGCCACCAGCATCAAGCAGTCTATTTCTCTATGGACTGGGAAGATATCCACCGTCTATCAGCAGACATCAAAGCCTTCCAGGAAGAGCTTGTAAAAGAAAAAGACTTGATAGTAGCCAAGCAGGAAGAGAACCTCTTACAGATCAAAGAAATGTTAAACCAGAGGCTTATCACTGAGAAGGATGCAGACCGCTATCTCCGAGCGTTTGAGCTACCCGACTACGTCACCCCTGAATGGCTCAAAGACCACGTCATGACCAAAGAAGAACACGAGAGATTAGCCAACAAAAAGCTAGTACAAAGATGGGAAAAGTACAGCCAGCTCAAGTCACCACCTGTACCACCACCTGTACCACCACCGGTACCAAAGGAGGATTTGAAGAAGAAATGAGTGACTTTATAATCGCACTCTTGATAGTGGTAGGAATGATCATAACAACTCCAATTATTTGGGAGTTGCTTGACCAACGCAGAAAGAAGATAGAGGGGGGTTTGAAATAATGACCGATACCACATTCCGCAAGATAATGATACTGCCTGACACCGAAGCAGCTAGAGCCTTTGTCAAGCAGTGGAAGGAAGAACATCCCACCGCTACCAACGTGTCTATCGACCTACAGAAACATTGTGAAGGAAAACAGATCACCATAGACTACGACGAGTAATAAAGCCTAAACAACCACCCCTACTTTTTTATGAGGTGGAGTGCTACCTCTATTTATTAAACAATGGTAGGCAGTCCAAACCAACTATCAAGACAAGAGGCAGCCCAACTTAGAGACCAAACTTTTACACTCTACATCAAGGGCTACAATGGTGCAACAATCCACAAGACAATAAACAACGAACGACAACAAAAGGGTCTAAGACCTGTCAATAAGGCTACTGTTCACAAGTGGGTTAGAGACCTTAACAGAGAGGGAAGCAAGCACTATCTGTCTTTGCTTAAGGATAAGACTGCCTACATGGTTTTACATCGTTCCAAGCTCTTGGCTTTACAACTTTACAGAACAATGCTACATGACAAGATAGAGGCTATGGGTGGTATATCATCCATTAAGGCTGAAACACTCAACCGCATGGTACAAACCCTAACCCAGATCACAGTTACAGAGTCACGTCTTGAGCGAGAGATCCCCTCCTTGTTCACATCATCCCAGGAGACCCTAAATCCAGACCAAGTTAACGACCTAGAGCAGGAGATCTTGGCCGACCTACCCAAGGACTTGAGGGAGCAATTCATGAAGAATCAAACCAGAAGACAGCGACAGATAGAGCAGATTATAGGAGAAAAGGGCAAAGTAACAGAGAGCGACCTCATTGACCTCGATCAATATCCAAAAGATACGTACGTTATATGAGAGCAAAGGATATGCTCCAAGCGATCAGGTAGACCCAGCAAACAGCAACATCACACTCAAGCAGCTAAAGCAGATTGTGTCGATGCCATTGTGGTGGACTGATAAAGCCACCCATGAAAAGATGGCTGAGAAATACCCTGATTCCTGTTGTTTCCATCACTTCCTTGGTCTAGAAGAAAAGCATGGACAATACAAGGTCCCCCACCCTGGTCTCATAAAATGTTTTAGAGACTGGGACTCCTACCGCGCTAACGTAGTTTGGAAGTTTGGAGGAATGGCTGTCACAACTTCGGGAGAATACTACCTACCACACAGGGCTATAGCCTCCCAAAATGTGTCAGTCCGCAACTCCAAAATCGGTATAGTGGTGGGCCCTAGAATGAAGCTAGCAAGTGATATGCTTGATGATATGCGTGACAAATTCCGAAGAAAACAGGGGATAGAGTTCACAGGAAACAGTACAGAGATTCAATTCCCACCACCCAATAGGGTAGCCTTAGAAGTCTTCCCATCTAACGTCCATATCTCATCCATCAGAGGCCAAAAGAACATGTCTAGTCTGTGGTTTGATGAGTGCGACCACATCTCAAAGGCTCAGATAACAGATATGCTTGATGCCCTTCAAAGATATCTTCTCAAATCAAGATGCCAGCTAATCCTCGTTTCTACTCCTAAAGCACCAGATCATATGTTAGACATCATATCCAGGAAATACTCACACCTCTATCACATAGAAAAATACACTGTCCTAGACTGGGGTATACCTTGGTGTTACACACAGGAAGAGGTGGAGGAGTTCAAAAAGTGGTCTTCCTTCCCTAGGGAGTTTATGTGCGAGCTACAGGGACAGATAGGAAACGTATTCGATCCAGAGTGGATTGACAGAGCCTACAAGATGGGGTTAGACCATATCAAACTAGACCCTAGGATGGAGCCCTTCTATCCAGACAGAATAGATGACCCCATCCTAGAAGATGAGGCCATTATACAATATGTAGACAAAAGCTACAACATGCCTATATATCCAAAAGGAATAGGCAGTGACCCAGGTCACGGGTCATCAGACCATGCGACAGTGATAACAGCAGTACGGGACAACTTTATCGACGTGGTCTACGCCAAGAAATTCAGGAGATCATCTCCATCGGGTATGACTCAGCTCACCAAAACTCTAGCTACGGTGTACAGAGGCAACAAGATTCATGTTGATGGAAATAATGCCGGAGCCATAACAGATCTAAAGATAGAGTTCCATGAGGACAACAAGGAAAACAAGTATGATAACCTCACAAAGTGGAGGGACCCAGCTATCCAGCGTTACAAGGTGGTCCCCGTCAACTTTAGATCAATGCACAAACTGCTATTACAGACAGCCGTCTACCTAATGGATAAAGGCAAGATACGAATCCATCCCATCTTTAAAGACCTGAAGGTAGCACTACAAACAGCCACCGCAGTAGAGTTTGACCTAGACAAGGAAGAAACAACTTACGACGACTTACTAGACGCATTCATGTTATCATTGCTGTCCCACAACCTGGGGATTAAGAGGGTGTAGGTCCAGCAGGAGGAGAGATGGAAACCATGTCTACATACTTTGAGCCCCGAATCTCTGACTTGATACTCTTTTGTATCTTTATATCTCCTCCCTCCCTGGCTATCTTGGCAGCTCTCTTCCTTGCATATCTCTCAGAACCAGTCATACCGTTCCTAGGACCTTCCCTACAAAATTGCTTACAACAGGGGCATCTCTGTCGCTTCCCCTTCTTGGATGGATCCCTTTCCCAGTAAGTCCCACAGCCTCTGCAATACACATGAGTCTTGTACCTATCACGTAGGTAGCCAGCACCTTTCTTGGTCTTCTCTCTTTGTGCATCACACAGATCAGAAGTACATCTCAAGTGCAAATACAAAGGTTAAAAGTCCCCCGTTCTCCACTGCGGTGGCATCTTCTTGCAGTTGTAGCATTCAAAGCCCTTTGGGTCTACTACCGTGGATACGAATACACCACACTCAGAACATTGGTATGTTCTAGGCACTTGGACCTTGACCTTTGGTCTGAAAGCCTGTCCATCTAAAAGGGTGTTTATTATAGCGTCCATAGAGTCACCCCACTTACCACGTAATATGAGGGCATCGTAGGTCTCAGGCGACACGGCTATCATCTTGTAAGCCTTGCCACCCTTGCTCTTCTTAACTGCCTTTTGAGTCATTATCTACCTTCAAACCTCTTTGTTTTAGCTCTTCGATGGTCTGCTCATATGTGTTGATTGCTCCTAGCACAGCCTCATCTATTGAATGATCACTTCTATCATAGGTTACCGTGACTCTGGCTCCTTTACTCGTCTGCTCTATGTTTACCTTGATGTGGTCATTGATTAGTTCGGTCTTTATTGGACGCGGCTTCAGCTCTTCATATTCATAGCGATGTGCATGACAATAATAGCTGTCCAACATCTGTGCGTTCGCACAGCTCTGGACTTTGCAATACTCTGTCATTGTGCTAGTCTATCCCTCCTTACGTTTACAAGGTCCATGATCTCGTCATAGAGACATGGCTCATCTATTGCGTCCTCAAATTCGTCAAGTCCTAGGCCTAACATGTCGCTGTCATCTTCTACTGGCAATCTTCTTGGTTGGGTTAAATTGGTTTTATCCATTTTAATAGTTATAACACATGGTACAATATAAAGGTTTAAAGAGAGATGTTGCCTTAGATAGGATGGATGGGAAGTAACGTGGATTCACCATACGGACCATGGGAGGACTTTGACTCCAGGTTCAAGGGTGGTGTACATCAAAAGACCGGCGATACAGAGTCTTACGAGGTCATTGATGCTAACACCCTCAAAGCAAAATACAACGAGCAACGGGCGCAGGTAGTAAAGGCTGATGGTAATACAGCTCAACTATTGCTTCATAAACAAGCAACAAAGAAGACCAAGGCCCTTACTACGGATAAAGCTCTCTACAAGGATTTTGAAAGGATAATAATCTACTGTCCTGGCTGTACAAGCTATGGAGGTAATCACAGGATGATGCCACACAAGCTAGAGACCTTGCTTTCAAATCCTAATGCATATGCAGAGCTAGTGGGAGGTCTGTCATTTGACGACAGCACCGTTTTTTTACACTGTACCAGATGTAACCTAATGCTTTTGCCTTCCGTCGACGAGGTCGAGAAACTAGATGTGAGAGAAGAAGATGAGTATGAGATATCATCCCTTGCTGACGTGACAAAGAGGACACAAAAGGCTGTGATAGCTGGACAATCCAACAGATACAACAAGGCCAAGACAAAGAGAGAAGAGATCTATAACAGGCGTAAGCGCCAGGCACAAGAACAGCTGTCTAAGGACTATGAACATCAAGGGGTGAAGCCAGAGTAATGGTCTTCATCACAATAGGCGACGCCGACAAACAAGGCAATCAGGTAACCTATGACTGGTACATATCAAAGGATAAGACACCATCAGGGGTAACAGGTGTCCCACCTAGAGAAATAATCAAACACCAGAACATCAAGATGGAGTTTAGAACGATGAGGGATGCACAGACCTTCTTTGACATTATCACGATGGCCGTAGACCACTGGGAGATTGAAGACAAAGTCTAATGAAGATGGTATGCATACAGTGCGGCTATCACTGGCAAGCTGATGGAGACCATGAAGGGATTATGTGTCCACAATGCGGCGAGGTAATGCCCTAATGTCAGCCCCTCCAGCCCTATCTAGAACCCAAGGCCGATTCCTAGAGAAGAAAGGCTTTATCGAGATTATACAGAAACCCTACCCAGATGGCAAGGGTGTATACTACGAATGTCCAAAGTGCGGTGACAAGTTCAACATGTACAAGCGTCTCAAGAAACACAGGAAGGAAGTGCATGCCTACTAAATGTCACAGCAAGACAGAGCGATGTGGAGGTATCAATATAGATTCCCCTATGTTTGTACCATATGCGGCAAAAGATTCAGAAACAGACCAGCAGTCCGACAGCATAAAGGAGATGAGCACGCCTATTGAGTTATAGTAGTCAGTGGCCCAAATGTGGTCACTACGACATGGAGCATAGTGAGAGCATGAACGTAAAATGTAAGGAGGATGCTATAGGATTTTGTTCAATATGTAAGCTAGATGCTTGTGAGTTTCACATGTCAGAGCACCATAGGCACCTAAGTGAGAGAGAAGGTTTCACTGAATAAGCGATATGAGCGTAAACATGTCATTAGAGCAATGGATTCCCAAACAGCAAGAGTCCCCACAACCCCTAAAAGAGGTAGAAAGAGCACCCGAGGACTACCTAGCCACATTGCTTGTAAGGGTAGAATCATCATCAGGTGTCTCTAATAGCCTAACACATGACGCTGATTTATCTGAACTTTGGGACTATTATGAGATGCAGATAAGGAGAGGCAATATGTCCAGGCACAAGATCCCAGCTGAGCATTGTAATCAGCTGTGTAGGAGGGTGACGTTTGCATATCCTTCCTCTGTTATCTTCAGACATCCCAAGCAAACCACATTCGCAAAGCTGCTCATAGCTTTAGGCTATAGATACTGTAAGGACTGTGCTGCCCTCTTCCCAAAGTCCTTCATTATAGACATGCAGGTGCTTCGTAACACAAAGAGACCTATCTACAGACAGACTGCACCCTATAGGGAAGGGTTACCAATCAAGTGTCCATGTTGTGGATTAAAGACAGCACATGTGAAAACGCTGATAAGAAAGACCAAGGTAGGAAAACAGCTTTTTAGCAATGAGGGCTACTAGTCCTTTATATTCCATGAAAAAAGTAGACGAGTCGGCTCTCAAAGCCTCAAACCCCAGCCCTTATGAATCCAATAATGAGAGGAAGCTCACAAAGGAAGAGCTTAGAGCTAAACTAAAAAACATGGTAGTAACAAGGATGCGAAACTACTATCAACCTGTTAGCAAGACTGTAGCACCTAACAACAAACCACTTGATTATGAGGACGCTATTCACAGACGCCTATTGTTTGCAGGTATTAACCCAGAGGAGTTTATGAAGAAAAACAAGACCAAGCTACCCAAGTCAGATAACGCATTAGACACCATAGACAAGTTCACACCTGTGTATGACCCTGACTACATGGCAAGACTACAGAATGCAGCGGAGTTTGATCCTACCATCAAGAAGGCTGCCAGAGTTAAGGCTTGGTATGTGTTAGGCAGGGGAAAAGGTATCAAACAGAGAATGGAGATGCATACAACCAGAGAGTTTGAAACCAGAGCCGAGTATGACTCTTACTTTAACGAGCTATTCCCTGAGAAGGAAGCAAGGAAGGCAGTATTTGACTATGTAGACAACGTGTGTATAGACTCTAACATCTTTACAAACCTATCAGAGATCTATGAGTTGTCAATCTATTTTGGCCGTGCTGCTAGCATCAAGATATTCATGAATGACAAGGCCATCAAGGAAAGGGGATGGGATGTCAAAAAACAATACTTTGACAGAACACCTATCCTGTTTCAACCCTTGTCTCCTATGCTGATGGGTAACGTCACAGTTAACGAAGACACCTGGCTACCCACCTACTTATGGTACAATGATTCCATATTTGGCAAGGACAAGAACGACCAGGTAATAGCAGGAGGCTGGATCAAAAGCGATAGGATGATCTACATGGCAAGAAGAGATATACATCTTATCGCTAACAAGCTAAGGTATGGACTCAGCGACCTCCAGCCCGTTCTACCTCTATCAGAGCTCTGTCGTCAGATATATTCCAACGTTCTCGGTGAGGCCGTCTCTAACCTTATCCTACCATCATTGTTCTTGGTGTTCGACTCACTCGACGAGGACAGCATGCAAGCAATCATCGACAACTACCAGCAAGGCGGGATCATGGGTAGAAACAAAGATGTAGAGGTAGAACCTTTAGACTTTAACGTAAACCTACCAGCTATCATAGACCTCATGAAAGCGCTTCAAAGGATGGTATATGCTGCACTTGAAGTCCCCTACTTGTTTGGTGGTGATGAAGGAGAATTTAATAGGAGTGTCGCTGAAACAGTAACAGATGTGTGGCAAAAGACAACGTTGGACCCAGAGCGAGATGATATTCAATCTATCTACGACGGGCAATTCACTGGACCCCTTGTATCAGACTACATGGACAAGTACTACAACGGACAGTATTACAACTGGAACGCAGAACGACTCAAGTTCGTGCTCAGGTTTAAGAAAATAGACTTTGCAAATGTGTTCGACAAGGCACAGTCAATCAAGCTATTGATAGACGCTGGTGTTGTCACAACAAGACAAGCTCAGTTAATGCATGATTCAGAGAGCTATCCAGATGACCAAGCTATATCAATAGAAGCATTGCAGTCCATGTTAAAGAACAACCCAGAGTTACAGGAGCAAGTGCTGTCATACATAGGCCAGCTTCGTAACATCAAGGCCATGTCACAGGCAGGACTAGCACAAGACGGAGGACAACAAGAACAAGTAGACCCACAACAGAAGGCAAACCAAGAGATAGACCAAGCAATAAAGAACCAGAAGGCTGACAGTTTAGAAAAGGTAGTAAACAACAGGTTTTGAGGGATAGGTATGTGTGATCACAAATACAGATACTTTGTATTCAAGACCGGAAAGGATGTGTCGGATTGGTGGCAGCAATACTGTGATGAATGCGGACGACTGTTAATGAGCTCAGAGGAGCCACTATGGTGTTCTTTAGTAAAAGAGGATAGAGATACTTAATATGGTTAAACAAAACGTCAGAAAGAAAGACAAACCAAAGATCTGTCTAGACAAGAACCTACCCTATGATCCTACTACCCAGCTTCACGCTTATCAGATAGCCAAGGCAAAGAACCTACGCAACATACCAGAAGCTAACATCGTCGATAAGATGTCACTAGCTCTGGTGCGTGCAAAGTTCCACAAGATAGGAGATACACTTACAGTCAAATTCCTCAATGGAACCCAAGCACAAAAGGACAGAACAACAGAGATGGCTAAAGACTGGGAGAACTATGCTAACCTCAAGCTAGAGTTTCAATCCAACATATCAGGTAACGCCGACATACGTATCGGTTTTAAGTGGCGCAATGACGTAGGCTCTTGGTCTTACATAGGCACCGACATCTTTAACATCCCACAACAAGAAGCTACAATGAACTTTGGATGGTTAGACGTCAATGGTAGAGACACCACCGAGTATAGTAGAACAGTCAAACATGAGTTCGGTCATACTCTTGGATGCATACACGAACATCAGAACCCTAGCGCTAACATACCCTGGGATAAGCCTGCTGTCTACCGTTATTTCCAGGGACCGCCTAACAACTGGAGCAAGGAAGACGTAGACAATAACCTGTTTGCTACCTACGATTCTAGCAAGTCACAGTTCTCTCAATTCGACAAGGAATCAATAATGCTCTATGCTATAGATAACTCCCTCACCATAGGCGATTATGAAGTAAAGGGTAACACCACCTTATCAGCTATAGACAAGTCATTCATAGGCACGATATATCCAAAGGTAGACCCAACAGCCCCAGACTCTGACCATATTATCAACCTTGGAGATACGAAGAAGGCTTCGATTGGCGCATACTTGGAGGAAGACTATTACGAGTTTGAGCTAAAGAGCGACCTTGCTACCAGAGTTAACATCTACACAGAAGGATCCACCGACGTTGTAATGTCGCTTGTACGCGCTGACACTATGACTGTCATAGCATGGGATGATGATTCAGGACAAGGTACAAACGCCAAGATAATCAAAACCTTGAACAAGGGCAAATACATCATTAGGGTAAGACACTACTCTCCAAAGAAGATAGGCGACTACTCTATCACACTCACATAGCAAGGATGATAGACGAGACGATGACCGATTCAAAAAATAATGATAACGGTAAATGGATTCTCCTTGACGAAATCCCAATTGACAGGTTGGTATTAGGACGATTGGATCCAAAGACCGGAAAGATAATAGCAGAGTTGGTATTAGGACGATTGGATCCAAAGACCGGAAAGATAATAGCAGAGATTGTCTACCGGTATGAAGCACCTTCGTTATTGCCGGATCCACGAAAGAATGCGTCAAATGGAGCGTGCTAACTTGAACAAACGCTTGAAGTTGAATCCTTTGATCTCATATCCCTTGTATGTGCGAGTAGATGAGTCATGGTTACAGAAGCATACACCTCCAGGTCTATCTAATGATGTAATCCTTGAGTGTGTCGCATGGTCATACACCTCAATGTTCTCCATAGAATCATCTAGTTTGTCTCCGCTTATGTGGTGCACATCCTCACCGTCGTACAATTGCCTACCTAGTTTGATTGTCATATTATATCGTGAGCGTTTAATCCAGCCGTTCTTATTGGCATTAGGATGGTTAGGTCTTTTGATATACATGTATCCATTCTTAATCATGGATATTGTAAGATATACGAAACATATAAACGGAATACTAAAAGACACTCAAATTAAAGCCATGTTCTATAACATTGTTCTAGTCTTTATCTGTGGACGCAAGCCCCCTCTCAATCAAGCGCAATATGAATCGACTACGTGTCACATCTCCCCTCAAGGCATCTATCTTATCGAGCATCACCTTGGGCAATGATACACCCACAGGATAGTTATTGCGTGCTCCCAGTGCAAGCTTCTTATATGTCATAACTTTGATAACTACATCACTATGCTAAAAGCCTTTATAGTAACGGTATTGAACCAATGCCACGAGTAGACTACACTAAACAAGCCTGGTGTCGCAAGTGTGCTACATCTTACGACTTTGAACATCTTATCCCTCCCCATCTGGTATGTCCAAGAGGACATCACGTGAGGCTAAAGGCAAGAAATCAAAAGCCCGCCTCTAAGAACATCGATAACTTTAAACGATATTGAAACCCTAACTACGTTGAGCGATACCTGCCAACAGGGTTTACTCAGTTTCATTCATGGGGATGTACACCTTAGCATCCCCGTGTTCTAAGTTCCTTTTAACCTTCTATCCTCTCTGATAGCTGTTAATTAACTATGAGTAGTGGATATCAAGAACCAGCGGGTGGAACGGCCTCACCTAGTTCTGGTACAGCAGTAGGCTCTAAACCAATTAGAGCATGGCTTAAAGTCCTCCGTAACGTGGATGTGACAGCAGAGCCAGATTTTGGTACTAATTTCATCCCACGTATAAAAACACCTATAGAGATCTTATCCACTGCCCTACGCATTCAGAACCCTGCTCAAACCTTCTATACCAACCTAGAGTCTGCTGCCCTCCTCAGCAACCAGTCCATCAAGATTCCTATCATCACCGCTACAGAGTCAGGCAACAAGAAAGACGAGGTAGTTCTTCTTAAACAAACCCAGTCCTTAGAGAACAAAAAGTTTCCCACCTACTACGACGTTACAGAGACTGCAGAACCTTCCAATCCAGCTGCTGGTACTCTACGTATATACGCTAACTCCACTACTCATGAGCTAACCCAAAGAGATAGTACTGGTACAGAGAAGAAGATATCTGATGGTACTGGTGGTGGAGGTGGAGGAGCCCCCACAAATGTTCCCTACTTAACACTAGCTAGCGATGGTACACTCACAGTCGAACGTGTATTAACAGCATCTGGGCGTGTGTCCATTACAGATGCAGGAGCCAATAGTACCGCTACCTTAGATATCGTAGCTGGGTCCATTGTCGACTCACAGATAGGAACTCACACATCCACCAAGATCACAATCACTAGCAAGTCACAGCTCAACTCTAACATCTTATACGGAGATCAGAATAATGCCCTTGGTTCTAACTATGTAGACATAACTGAGAGGGCAGCACCTTCCAACCCTGGTGCAGGAGTGCTTCGAATCTATGCCAATTCCACTACCCATGAGCTAACCCAGCGTGATTCAACAGGAGCAGAAAAGAAGTTTAGTGATGGCTCTGGTGGCGCTGGTGGTGCTCCAACCACAAGCACATACCTGACTTTATCTAGTGATGGCTCTCTATCTGCTGAGCGAGTACTAACAGCTTCCACACGTGTAACCATTACAGATGCTGGAGCTAACAGCACAGCAACCCTAGACATAGGTTCAGGCTCTATAGTCGATTCATACATTGGGTCACACACCTCTACGAAAATTAGCATCACAGCCAAAGGGCAGCTCAACAGTGCTATAGTATATAACGATCAGACTAATTCATTTGGCGACTTTAACCAGGTGTTTAAAGATAACAGGCTACTCATAAACAATCCAGCTGACACATTCGCCTACACATTAGTTGCAGCGGCTATTGCAGCTAACCGTACTATCACTCTCCCTCTGCTTACAGGTAATGACATAGCCGTAACAGAGGCATTTGCACAACCGCTCACCAACAAGACAATAGCAGTAGGAAGCAACACTGTAACAGGTATAGCAGATACAAACATCTCAGCTCATACCTCGACTAAGATCTCTATCACCGCCAAAGGCCAGCTTAACAGTAGCATAGTCTACACAGACCAGGCTAACACATTTGGAGCATTCGATCAACTCTTCCCAACCTCTAGATTAAAGCTAGGGGATTCTGATGCTAGCAACGCCTACATATTTGCGGGCTCAAACCTAGCTGCTGATAGAACCATAACATATCCACTGTTGACAGGAAATGACGTGCCTGTCTTTGAAGCGTTTGCTGCAACCATCACTAACAAGACGATGTCAGGCGCTTCTAACACATTCACTAACATTGGAGACAGTGCTATCGCCTCACACACGTCTACTAAAATCACGATAACAAGCAAGAGCCAGCTTAATTCAAACATCCTTTATTCAGATGTAGATAACGCACTAGGTGCTCACTATGTGGATATAACAGAGACAGCAGCACCTGCTAACCCTGGAGCTGGTGTATTGCGTGTTTATGCTAACTCCACAACACATGAGATAACACAGAGAGACAGTGCCGGTGTAGAAAAGAAATTCTCAGATGGAACGGGCGGTGGTGGAGGCGCACCTACCTCATCTCAATATCTTACACTGGCTAGCGATGCTACATTATCAGCTGAGCGAGTGCTTACTGCATCATCCCGTGTTACGATAACAGATGCTGGTGCAAACTCTACAGCAACTCTGGATATAGGCACAGGATCCGTAGTTGATTCTTACATCGGCAGTCATACATCGACAAAGATCAGCATAACAGCAAAGGGGCAACTCAATTCAGCCATAGTCTACAATGACCAAGCTAATTCATTTGGTGACTTTGCTCAAACATTCAAAGACAACCAACTCAAGATCAATAATCCTGCTGATACATTTGCCTATACTATCATAGCAGCTGCAATCGCTGCAAATAGAAACCTCACTCTACCACTTCTTATAGGTAACGACACAGTAGTAGCAGAAGCCTTCGCCCAAACCTTAACTAACAAGACAATCGACTTTGCAAGTAACACAGGGACAAACATAGGCGACTCGGCTATAGCTAGCCATACTAGCACCAAGATATCCATCACGGCTAAGGGTCAGCTTAACTCATCCATTGTATACTCAGACCAAGCAAACACATACGGTGACTTTGACCAGAACTATAGAAGCTCGAGGCTTAAGGTAGCCAATCCAGCTAACACATTCTACTATTTGGTAGCAGGCTCAGCCATTGCAGCTAACAGAACTATAACACTGCCATTGCTCACCGGTAATGATGTAGCTGTAACAGAAGCCTTTGCACAACCGCTCACAAACAAAACGATTGACTTTGCAAGTAACACAGGTTCAAACATTGGTGATTCAGCAATTGCTTCTCACACCTCAACTAAGATTAGTATAACGGCTAAGGGTCAGCTAAACTCCTCAATAGCCTATGTGGATCAGGCAAACGTCTTTAGTGACAACGATCAATCATTAAGGTCTAACCGTCTAAGAATAGCAAACCCTGCTAACACATTCTTTTATTCATTTACAGCAGCAGCCATTGCAGCTAACAGAGTCATAACACTGCCGCTGCTTACAGCAGGCGACACTATGGTTACTGAGGCTTTTGCACAAGCACTGACTAATAAGACAATCAATGCCTCATCAAACACAGTAACTAACATAGGAGACAGCGCCATAGCCGCTCATACAAGCACCAAGATAACAATCACAGCCAAAGGCCAGCTCAATAGCGCCATTGTATATACGGACCAGGCCAACACATTTGGAGCATTCGACCAGTTATTCCCCACATCACGTCTAAAGCTTGGAGACTCAGACGCTTCCAATGCTTATATCTTTGCAGGGTCAAACCTTGCAGCTGACAGGACAATAACATATCCACTTCTCACTGGCAACGATGTCCCAGTGTTCGAGGCGTTTGCTGCAACTCTTACTAACAAGACCATGTCTGGGGCATCAAACACTTTTTCAAACATTGGCGATTCAGCCATCAGCACCCACACATCAACCAAGATAACAATCACAACAAAATCACAGCTTAACAGCCAGATCTTGTATGGTGATCAGAACAACGTCATAGGAGCTAACTACATAGAGATTTCTGAGATGGCTGCACCAGCTTCTCCCGCTGCTGGTAAGTTGAGACTGTGGGCTGATTCAACAACCCATGAATGGTCCCAGAAGAACAGCAGTGGAACGGTTGTTAAGATGTCAGATGGTTCAGGTGGTGGTGGAGGGATTACTGCATCAAGCTCCGACGTCCTAACCAACAAGACGATAAGCCCCACGTCAAACATCTTACCCTACCTTTCGTCTAATGCTTATTCCATATACCAGGATGGTGGAGCAGTAAAAGCAAGAAACAATCTAACAGGAGCTATAACATCCGATACCAACATCGATCCACTACTTGTTACTATCCTAGCATCAGGTAACCCATCAGTTGAAATCCAGACAGGATACTACAACCTGTCAGGTGGATTCTCAGGGTTTAACATGGTTACAAACGCTACAGTAAAAGCACCTGAATGGGCTACATTCAATCTTCCTGGGGGATATGCCGGTTCAGTATTCAAGTTCTCTCCAAACGACGACAACATATACAACGCTTCTGTCGAGGGCATTTTTATGGACGAGCTCGCAACCAGGGCGTATGATTGGACTGCCTTTGAGTTTGCTCCTATCTATGGTGGGGTCAACAATAAGGGCGGTGTGGTTGCATGTCGTGTAGAAAACTGTAGGGTATGGCGCGCCAAGTATGCCATACGCTTCTCAACGAATGGACTAAGCTGGGGTTCTGACAACATATTTAGAAACATACTGGCTGAAGCATGTGAGTACCTTGTCTACTATGAACATGCCAACACCTATACTGCCGACGCTTCAGGATTCCACACTGCAAAGTTTGAGAACGTAACCTTACAAGCAACTGCATCAGCCCCCCAAACACAAGGAGGTATTATAGGGGTGTTGGGAGACTGGAACCAGTTCCAAGATTGCAACATTTGGGACTTGCAGGCTTCTAACTCCTCTGCATCTTCTATGACTATATCTGCTAATGCACGAGGCACCAAGATATTGGGCGGTCTCTTAGCCCATAGGCTGTTCACAGATAGCGGTGTTAGAACCGACATAGATGATGATTGGACTGGATTACAGAAAAAGAAGCCTGCCACATTCTACGATACTGTAACCATCCGTAAAGATGCATTTGCCCCACTCCAACTCTTCAGACCTACAAACGCAGCTTTTGCTTCTATGGCATTCCAGTATAACATGCTTGATGCAAACTCTGCTCTGCTTACCATGGGAGAGATAGCAGCAAACATGGATGTGTCCACACTTGATGCTGAGACATCGTATGTTGAAATCCAGTATCTAAAAGCCGGAGCTATGGGTAGGGGTGTTGTATTTGCAGGTGATAATATTTGGATTGGACCAAACACCAAGCAACTTCGCCTTGCAACAACAGGTTTAACAGGTATAAGAACATGGACATATCCTGATAGTAGCGGAGTTACTGTTGGAGAAGCAAACACCCAAACTTTAACCAACAAAACTTTAACTAGCCCTGTTATATCTTCAATCACCAACACAGGTACTCTCACACTTCCAACCAGCACTGATACCCTCGTTGGAAAAGCCACAACAGATAACCTTACAAACAAAACAATGCATGGCGTTAACTGGCGAGTTACAGCCAAATCAGCTGATGCTACCCTTGCTGCTGATGAGAGTATAATCCCTGTTGATGCTTCAGGTGCCAATCGTACTATGACCCTCCCAGCTGCAGCATCTAGTACAAACAAGATCTACATCATATCGAAAACTGACAGCAGTACTAACACCGTGACTATAGATGGTGCATCATCAGAAACCATCAACGGAGCACTAACCTTCGTTCTAACACAACAATACCAGTCTGTGATGATTTGGTGCAATGGTAGTGCTTGGTTTACTCAGCCCAACAGCACAGAAAGAACCGGTAAGGCCGTCGCTTCTGGAACTGGCTCCCAAACAGTGTTTACAATCTCACATGGGTTGGGATCAACACCATCAAACGTATTTGTTGATTGTTCATCTCATGCCATTGGAAGAACGTATACTGTTGACTCTACAACCATAACGGTTACCTTTACTAGTGCCCCTTCATCAGGGACTAACAATGTGATCATTTACTGGAGAGTTATAGCATAGTAAATGGCAACCCGTTTATATTTTAGGTCCGCTACAAGTGGACTTTCAAACCTCCCCACCACTGAACAATCTGCCTTAACCGCATCCAAATCAGTAGATGCTGCTACAGTCAATAGAACGTTATCAGAAACGATAGGCACGGGTCAAACATCTCTATCGATGACAACCAACGCCGTAAGCACACTTCAAACCCTGTATTTTGGTAGATTTGTTTCACTTGCGTTAAACATGGCTTCTCTTCCTGCACAAACATGGACCTACAATTTTGCTACAATGCAAGACAGTTCTTTTGCTAACTTTCCAACATCATCAACCAACTTGCCTGTATATGTTTGCTGCTATGTATGGAGACCGTCTACCACATCTAAGTTGGGTAACGTTTTAGATGGTGATAGTGCATCAGCCTATGACGAAATAGCCGGAGGGAGTGAGAAGGTTGGCCATGGAACGTTTTCAGGCGCAGCAGTAAACAGCATGCAGGACGGTGACGTGCTAGTTTTTGAGGTGTGGTTTAGAATCACACACAATAATGCAACTGCGAGAAACGTCTCATGGTATTATGATGGCACAACCGCCAACACAGTGAAGAACACGACGGTATCAAATCACGCCTCCTTTATAGAATCACCTCAGGACTTTACCTTTTCTAGTGGTGGCAGTCCAACGGTCATGACACCAAACGCAGTAGTTGCAGTCCATCCAAAACCCATAAAAGTTGTCTAGTTGTTGTTGTTGTTGTATGTATATCAGAGTGGTAATCACCACAACATAATATATGACAATCACACACTTAGGCAACAACCTCTATCTCTATAGAACAAGCGATGGCGACTTACGCTCAAACATACCCATCAGCAACAATGCTATCTGCATTGACATCACCACCGGCATTATATCACAGTATGCTTTCAGCACCTGGAATGATGTATCATTTGGGGCCCGCAGTGATCAGCTCTTTATGGCTATAACAAGACAGCAAACCTTCACAAACATTGGTACATCCTATGTTGACGTGTTTGCTGCTCTCTATAATGGATTCCCCCACGGACTGGACACAACAGGCTTCACACGCTTTGGTGTTGTCATCTTGTGGAACAAGAACGGTGGAACAGGTAGACATGATATGAGACTTGTTGAGGCTGCCACACCTACTAACGTGGTAATCAACACAGAAGGAAGGACCGTGGCTAATAGTGGTGCTGATGGGTTGGTGAACGGCACAACCAAAGACTATGATATTGCTATTCCAGCAGCTTACAAGAACTGGATAGGTGAGGTCAAACTACAAGCCAAGTCCACAGTTGCTACGGATGACCCTATCTTTGACGCCTTTTTGCTGTACCTGAGAAGGTAATCTAATCCGCAATCTTTTTTATGACAGACACCAGTCATTTTCCTATGGCAAACAGCAGTAATAAACAACCACCGGCTACAAACGTGCCTTCAAACAACGATAAAGATAATCAGCTTCAAGCAGCAGAAGACCTAATCAAGTCTAACAAGAGCATGGCTCAGCAGCTCATGGATGCACTAGCTCAAAACACAGAACTAAAGGAAGAGCTCTTAGATAGAGAAGCCCGTCTTATGGCTACTCAGGACGCTATCAACCAGGTGCTCACAAACGTCGACAGAGACTGCAACAGCTTATACAAGGAAGTAAACAAAAACCTAGTAGTCATAGCTGATGTAGTTAAGAGCCTAATAGAACCAGCTTTGCAGCAGAACTTCCAGGCAATAAGAACACAGATTCCTCACAACCAGAAGGTACAGTTATCTTCGCGATTCAGACAGGGTGAAGGACTTGCACAACTAGACATGAGCCAGGACAATAGGCTACCACCCAAATGAGTGATAATATCCTTAAATCATTAGCTACCCATTGAACCATATGGCAACATCCAAATACGCTAATAAAACAGACAGTCAACTCAAAGAACTAGCAGCAGCACTCCAGTCAGCCGCAGACTATTGTGTACAACAACAAGGAACATTTTGGGGACAAGGCTTTACCGAGGGAGCAGACATGTTTGCAAAGAACGGAGAAGACCTAGCAGAACAATCACAAGCAGTCAACGATGAACTCCAAAAAAGAAGAGAAGCAAACATGTCTGATGCAGAGAAGAAAGCACTCAAAGAAGAACAAGGCGGCGAAGAAGTATCAGTCTTACCTCCAAACCTAGCTCCAGCAGACCAGCCCACCCCAGCAACACAACCAGTCGAACTTAGCACTGAGGCCCAAAAAAAGGAAAAGGAAGGAGCCCCGCAATCAACTGGTGGTTCATCAAAAGCAAATCCAGGGACAGGTAGAGAATAATAACGTCGTCTCAGTCGGAGTCGGAGTCGGAAACAACAACCACAACAGCTTTCACCTGGCAAGAACTCCGTATAATCGAAACACTGATGACAATGGAGGTCAACAGACTCAACGAAAAATATGCAATGAGCCAGATCCTAGACGACACCCCTTACCTGGATTATCCAACAAAGAGGTACCTCGAACGACTTGAGTCGATCATAAACAAGGTCTCCTACCTACGGGATCAAATACAGGAGAATGCTCGTTTAGTCCGAGGCGGCAACGCCAACGATCCAAACAAACCCCCATCCTTTTTTTAGTCCACAACCCCTTTTCTCTTTTTATATATGCCTAATCAGCAAGAAGAAGCTTCACAGATTACAGGCTACTCCTTTAACCCATACATAGACCTAACCCCAGAAGAGTATGGTCGTCTCTCAGCCATGACCCGTAACTCCAAGAATGTCATCTATGTCAAGGGCTTCCTGGTTAACACCAAGAAGAACAATAACGGGTGGCGCATTACAGATAACAGCTACATAGCCCAGAACAAAGGCATTGCAGCTGGTAGGTCCATCAACTTTGGTCCCAAGATGTTGGGGAAGGCACACCATCCCAACTTTTATCATGACCTAGATGTATCAAACAAAACACCAGAAGAAGCACGCAAAGAGTTCCTAGCATACCAGGAGTGGAGCAGGATCGGTGACATCTTACGCATTGACTACGACAACACCAAGGACCAGTGGAACTTCTATGGGGCTATCTCTCATCCTAACATTATTGAGGCTATCCAGAAGAAGGAGCTTGAGCTACCACGGTACGTATCTCCATACTTCTGGAATCTAAACGACCCTAATGACACAGGAGACGAGATCCGTGAGGCAGAATTATTTCATGTTAGTTTTGTGGACGACCCAGCCTACGGGCCAGAGGTAGCCACCATAGACGCTACATGTCCATCTGAAGATGGTAAGGCTTGCGCTGCTCAGGTGTTCGGGTTGCCAGCTGCTGGGAATAAGAAAGTAGCAAAGGCAGGTAAGCCCCCATGCATGTGTGGCTTGATGGCTTCATACACCAACAAACTAGATAGTTCATTTTATGTTAAAGACCCCCAAGGAAAACAGATACAAGATATGAGTGATCCAAATCCTCAACAATCACAACAACAAGAGAATAACACTACTTCTAACACAACCAACAACAAGAACAAGGATGAACTCGCAAGAGAGGCAGCCCTCAAAACCATGCAAGAGTATGACAAGAAAGCTAATGCAGCCAAAGACTTAGACACTAAAGGCAATACACAACAACAAGAGAATGACCCCAATAACCCAACAATCCCAGTTCAATACCAAGATGCACTTAACCTAGCAATAGAGAAAGACAGAGCAGAACAACAGAAAGGCTTCTCAAAAGCCCTCAAAGAAAAAGACGACAGAATAGCAGAGCTTGAAGCACAGGTAAACAAGTATGTAGAGCAAGGTAGAGAAAGCATACTAGACAGCTACATTGACAAGAACACATTCAAAGATGAAGCTGAATACAAGAAAAGGAGGGAGTTCTACAGCAACCTTACCAAGGAACTCAAGATGTCTAATGAACAACTTGAAGAGCTCATGAAAGGCCACTATCAAGTTCAAGAAGTCAAATACCTGGCTAACAAGAAGGGGAAGGGTGCCGGTGTAGACTCGGAGTTAAACACAGACCCATTCGGCTTTAAAGACAAAGAAGAACAATCCGCCTTTGGCAAACTATCCTCATCATCAAGTTCTAGCTCACCTTCAAAACAAGGATTAGCAGCAGGTTCTACTATAGAAGACAACGAAGATAACGAAAACAACGATTCAGCCCTCGCAGTGGCTAACGCCTTTTAGTTCCTAATAGGCACGAGGACAAACTAGGAGCATAGAAACATCATGGCATTAACCGCACGAGTTCAAAGGCACGTAGCTGGCGACTGGGATGATAGTGAAGGCACTATCCACTCCCGTAATAAGGAGGCAACAGCCCCAGCAATCGTCAGAGGCGCAGTCCTATCCGCTAATGGTGGTACACAAGTGAGAATTTGTGTAGCAGCCGACAAAGGACCAATCTATATATGCAAGACAGCCAAACCCCTGAATCAAACATACGTCGACTGCTTGTATGGTGAGCACGTCATCTTTTACGTCATTTCTGACGGTATCATACCAGCAAACGGGTTGTGTGAATGTGGAGCAACGGGCAAGATCAAAGCTTCCGCAGGTACAAACCCAGTGGTTGCGATTTACGTGAAACACGGGACAAAGAGTAACGATCCAGTAACACCGCTAGCAGCATCAGCAGACGGCGACGTAATAGGTATTAAAATCATCAAAGACGGAGCTGAATCATAGACAAATGACTCTAAACTATAGTCAAGCATTAGCAGAACTAGCACAAAAAGGAAAGTGGGATCCAGCAGGAGAAACCACATGGTTATCATCAGTTGACAAATGCGTCTACATTGGTGAAAAGTTCGACGTAGAAAAAGGTACCGAAGTTCCAACATTCCGAAAGAAGATAGCCGATGCAGCCTTGTACAACAATATACAGGACGACTTAGCTGCACAGAGACTCCCAAGACATGAACTCAAACAGAGAGGGATTGAAGCAGGTGTCTACAAAACAGATGATATCTACAAAGCATTTGACACAAGCGTCCATGATGTAGTAAACGTCTACGCCACTGACTACGTACCACGTCTCCAGAAAGGGATGAAACTATCAGAGATCAACGCAGAACTAAAGCAAAGAGGTTTAGGAGCAGCAACCCTTTCAGGTGATACCTTTGCAACTTTGAGAAACACACAAACCGAGTTCAAGAAGATCCGCTATTTAGAAAGACAGTCCCACATATTGAGAGACCTTGTGTCATCTATGCCAACTAATTCCCTTGATCCAGTACGTTTCGCAACATTCGAGGGCAGTGATAGTATCAAAGAAAAGGTAGGAGAGTTCGAGACACCTACGACTGGATTAGGCCGATACACAGAACACAGCTTCACCATTGACAAATACATCGGCGGGTTCAACGTAGCTCCATCGTTCTTCCAATATGATATGGGTAGATATGACAACATCATAGGCGACCACCTCAGAGACCAAGTCGGCGAGATAGACGAGATTCGAAACAAACGAGTCTATGAAATCATGGTAGGCTCTGGAGTCACCACAGTTGCAGCAACAGGTTCATGGTCTGTAAGAGCTTCAGGCTTAAACACAAACGATCCATTAAAGGACATTAGACCAATCCTATACACAGCTAACACAGCAGGCAGAGGCGCAAAGATGAACTTTATCGCAATGAACCAGAATTTGTTAGGCACAGTACAAGGAAATACCTTCCTTAGACCAGCAGTTAACCCGAACGACACAAACACCACAACAGGAATGCCCACCTTGGTAGCAGAAGATAACGTAATCTTTGGTCCAGGCTACTTGGTAGGACTTCCAAACCTTAGAGTAGGAGTTGACAACATGCTTACAGATGCAAACTCCGTCGTTGTAGGTTCTAGTGAAGCCATCATATTCTCTGAGGGACCTTCCTCGTCTAGGTCATTTGTAGACCAGAGATCCGAAGTCTTGATGAGACAAAACAAATGGTGGTTTGGCGTCTACTTATACGACGACCAACTCATCAAAAGAATAACTGGTGCAGCCTAAGGGTGGCACTAGAAGGTATAGCCGTCGAAACAGGAAACCTCATCGGTGGTCTAATCGCTCTGATCATCGGTGGTATCCTTATGGCCGTCAACAACCAGATACAACGACCATACAACCTCATCCTGTTAATAGGCGGGGCAATAGTAGCAATCATAGGCATCGTCCTAATCATCCTGGCGTTTATTTAGCCTTTAGCCAAGCCTAAACCACCGCTTCTTTTTTATCTAACAACGTTTTACCTCTTTCTTGAGAGAGTTCTTGCATTAGACTCTCTCACGTATGTATATGTACTCCCGTAAAGAGCTGCTTGTGATGCTAGGAAGCCTGGCAGATGACACAGCCGCGGGAGTTACGCTTTTAAGTGTTGGATTTGTCATAAATCTGCGCACTTCATTGGCTACTACCTAACGGAGCGCGTGACCTTACAAGCCCGACACAATTGAACAGAACAGAACAGAACAACATCCTTAATTCCCGCTCCCCTTGTGACCATGTCTGTCAACAAGCACGCAACTTTTTTATCACAAGGGGGGTTTAGTTCCCATATTAGCAGCATGGTTAGAGCACTTAAACGACTAGAGCAATCAGACGCAGACAAACAAATCAATGTTATTGAATCAGACAGAGTTATCTTAGAGAGAGCAGCCTATGAGAAAGCAGGCTACGTCTACCCAGAAGATGACTTTCGTAACCGCAGAGAACGAGAATTTTTGTACTTCAAAGACCTATTCCCAGACCGTTATTGGTGCTGGATTGACCAGGTTTGGCGTGTGCTAGATGAGCGCGACGGCCAAGAGTACATCATGTACCATGCCTATCACTATGTTGACCAGGAGATCAAAAGCCCTGATGGTCACTCAAATACCGTCACACACGAGTTTGATGACTATTACGGGTTCTGGCATAGACCCATCGTTAAGGTAAAGTCCTTCCATCCAGACGGGACAGTAAACGAGGTAAGCCTGCAAAAGCTAGAGAAGGTATACACTATCAAGTGGAGTAAGAAAGCCCTGGATGCAATCTTGGATGCACTCACCATGAAAGGAACTTGCAATCAATTCGCACTAGGGCTAGCCGCTACAGATGCATCCCTTACTACGCCACCCACTCATTCAACACAGGTCATAAAGAATAGGGAAGATTTCTCTAACTACTCCTTTGATGAAACAACGCAGCTAGGTAGGTCACAGCTATCAACGTCTGTCCCATCCATGCAAGATATTCAAAGGACATTAGACCTGAGAAGACAAGCACTCGCTAAAGCCGCTAAACTTGCACAGGCAACAACCGCACCAACAACGACGACGACGATGGCGAGCAGTAGCAAATAACTTACTTCTCTTAACTACTCGTTGGTGATATAGTAAAAGACGGAATGTGGTTGAAAGTGGAGCGGGTGATAGCATTGCACAAATTATACAGAACTGGTCTAACATTGGGAATCTTTTCCTTGCCTTTGTCATCGCTGGCCTGGTCCCTGTCTTGAAATACATCTCCAGAAAATACACTAGGTGGAAAGATCTAAGAGATGCAGAGCAAGCAGCCAAAGAGAAGGATGCCATCATTGGTATTGCAAAGGAGGCTCAGCAACCCCTAGCAGAAAGGATAGCCAAGGTGGAAGAGGTCTCAGAGAAACTATCAAGGCAAAACGATGTAATGCTTGATCACCTTAACATCATAGAGCAGCTGTTACAGTCGGGTCGTATATCATTTCAACGCAACGGCGGCAGCGGCAGAGTATCAAAACACTTTGACCACTCAGTAGGTAAGGGCGACAAGAGCGATTACCACCCAAAATAGAGCAAGACTCGAACCGTTGCAAATCCGTTAGTTATTCCCCAATTCTGCTTTTATCCCTTATCAACAAACACAACATCATGGTAACCAATGAGGGGCGCAACAACATTATTAGTCTGGCAGTGATTGCCGGCTTCTCAATATTGATCGTCGCCTTCATCTTCACCTTCGTAGGAAACATGGAGAAAGCAACAAACACGGTCACAGTTCAGGTCTCAAACATAGAAAGGAAGGTAGTCGACGGGATTCAGAACGTAACAAACGCAAACTACAATCTCACTTCGGCAGTCCAAAACCTGGCACAAGTGTTCTTAGAAGAGAGGCAGGTAAACAAGGACAACCTAGCTCAGTTTATAAACTTGCAAAATAACAACACGGCTTTGATGGTGGACACAATCAACCAGATGTCTAGGGACAACAACGTAACCCGTGCTAACCAGACTAACATGTTTGTAGCAGCAATAGAAAAACAGATTAATGCATCATTAACATCACAGAACCTCACAAAGGAGAGGATAGCCATAGAGACAGAAACGAATGAGAGACTAGACAACCTGACTCAGTTCTTCCTCAATGTCACCCTAACACCCACCATCAACAACAACATCACACACTGATGATGACAACAGTCCACCACTAGTAACCCATTCTTTTTTATGCTAGCAACATCTAGATTTTGTTATATACAAGATGAGTTCTAACACATACAAGAACCTACGCCTCTTTTTCATCGTGTTTTTTGCCTCAGCGTTCGTGCTGGGGATAATCAACTTTGTATCAGCCCAAACAACAACCACCAATACTATGTCTGAAAAGGTCAATGAGGTACAAGATCAGGTCGCATCCAACACAGGCCAAATAGATGCCACAACTGTAGTATCTGGAGTAGGTGTGGTGGGTGCTGGAATTGCAGTAGCAAAACAACTCCTGGACCAAAAGACAAACAAAAAGCGAGATCGCACCACTGACGGGGATGCAGGGAGGTTTATCATCCTGCAATCAAAGTTCTATCAGGCAAAGAAACTATACCCAGAACTTTCAGACTCAGAACTGTTGGATCTTCCGGTGTCTAACAACCCCTTTGCAACACAAACATTCGGACAGGCATTCACAACAGAGGCCGATTTGTGGGCCGATGGTAACGCCTCATATTGGGGGTTTCCCAAGCCAAACATGTCTGTACCTACCCGAACAACAGTAGATGCAGTGAAGGCTTCAACAGCTGCACCACCCACCCAACCTCCACCGCCAAAGGGACCAGATAACACGCCGTCGTCATCGTCGTCACAAACACCACCAACACCACAGTCAGCGGCATCATCATCATCATCATTATCAACAACGGTAGGGAAATAACGAAGATGAGTTACGGAAACGAATGGGTTGTAATAGTCCCAATCCTTTTTCTAGCAGTCGCTGGCATCTGCTGTGTTTTTGCATTCATGGGAAGGAAGAACAAGAAATGAAGTGGTTCCAAAAGATAGGACATACACAACATAGGTGGAAACTCATGAACGAGTCCTTGAACTTTCAGGCTTACAGATTTGAGTTTCAATGCATTGATTGTGGAGCCCTGTCGACTGAAATACGTAACCCTGATAAACCATTTAAGGTGACCAAATAGAGCAGATGGACTTTGTACAAAAGAATGCGCTAATCGACCTCATATTCTACTGCTTTGGTATGACTATCTGCCTAGGGCTAATGTATCTTACTTATCCATATATCTGGCTGGATGATGGTGAAGGCTTTTTGTATCTTATAGCCCTTGGCGTGTTGACCATCATAGCAGCGTTTGGATTGAAAGCGATATGGTTTAAGATTAAGGTGGTGTTATTGCCGTGAGTATCGGAAAAAAAGAAAAATGGGTTAGGACTAAGAAACTGGTTGATTGGATTGAGGAGTATTCTCTCCCTGTGCTGGTTGGCTGCTTACTGGTTGGACTGGTTGTTCTACTGGTTTGGAACCCTCTTCGGTCCTAATCTCTTGTATCCTTTCTTTGATAGCATTGTCTAGTTGACCAGATTTTACTGCTCTCATCACAGCTTTTTTCTCTACCAACTTTACTATTCCGTTGGTTCCATCAGACACTGCATAGGCCCATCCGGCTGTCATAAACCAGGCTATAAGTAATCCAACACTACCAGCCCATTGATTAATCATTTCTACTCCTGCCGTTACCAAGGGTAATGATACGACTATCGCACCACCAAACGCAACCAATGCCTGATAGAAGAACTTTCTATCAAAAGCCTGTACCTCACCTGACATCACTTTGTCATGATACTTTGCCCATGTTCTGTAACCTACTCCGGCTACACATGCAGACAACGATAAGATGACACCTATGCTACCAAAAATAGCAGCTATATCTATGGTTTCTATTGCCATGTTTCTACTAAGGAGCCTCCTCTCTAAAAAAGGAGAATCCCTTTTATGTCATTACTTGTCACATCAAGACATGAGCAATGCACTAAGCGGCAAGATCATAAAAAAGATCAAGTTCACAATCCCAGTTAACAACGCCCCAGATGTCCACATCACTGACATAGTATCAGGCAACTCACTTGATGAGATAGAAAGTATAGCAGTACAGCTAGCCAACGACTATGCACGTAAGAACCAAGATATCAAGGACGCAAAGAAGCCGGTCCGATTCGTTGTAGAGGATGCAGCAGGTCATGACTACCTTAGTTGGATGAATGGTATCTTTGAGATTATCACTGACAAAGCAGAAGACAAAAATGATGAAACCGGTACACCCGATAACGTCAATCAATCAAAGTCTAATGCTAGCACTACTGTAGGCAAATGACCTCCCAAGAACAACAGAACCAAACCCCTGAGGAGATTCGTAAGAACACTCAGGAACGTATTGCAGAACTAGCAGCACAGCTCCAACAAATAGATGATACAGAAGGGGCTAAGGCTAGAGAACTCTTAAACCTATATGGCGCATTACATGCTGACCCTTCAGGTAACGCAAAGGACGAGAAGGGTAGAACAGCAGCAGAAGTTTATGAAGAATACCAAACATTATCAGGTGAGATAGCGATGAGCAGAGCCCCTCTTGAACAACAGCTTAACGACTTTAGTAAAGGGTTGGGCATGGTAGCAGACTACAACACCTTGAGAAAATTGGCTAAAGAAAGGGCAGAGGCTTCAGCAAGAAACTGTCAAGAACCATTTAAGGACATGACAGAATTTAGCAACCCACAGCTAGACAAGATAAGAAGCGACTTACAAAAGAACCCATTACCTGGGGGAGATAAGGCCAGTATAGATGACGGAACCGGTGGCGAGCAGCCAGCCGCTCCACAAGAGACAACTCAGTAATACCATCGTCATTTCTTTTTACTCAAACTCTCCTGGTACAAACTCGTCAGGATCAAACTGTTCGGGTGTATCAGGTTCTCTCCTCATTTCATATTCTACTTGTAGTCTAAACCACCAGTGATGCCAGTTTGTATCTCCACCGTTATTGGGTTGATAGTCTTCCTCTAGTCCCACAACAGAATGAATCCCTTCTGGTTGAAAACGTGTGGGATAGTCTGATATCCAGTTTTTAACATACCTGACAGCATCCTCTAACAGGTCTGATATCTGGCCGTCCTGCGTAGCTTTGACATCGTAAGCATACACATGGATGACTGGTCTAGAGATGAAACGCATTTGCACCATACCTATCTCTAGGTCTTGATACAATGTACGACTGCTTTGTACCCTTATCACGACTGGCCTACCCATTGCCTTGTCAGCAGGAAAGTCGTTGTTGCTAGAATCAAAGTAGACGTCTTTCTTGGTTGCATCGTATCTTATTGCACTTGGACCTGTCTTGGTCACATCCCACGTAGCCTGTAGCTTTTTCTTGATTATGTTACCAACGGAGTAGCGTGATACGCCTGTACCGCCATCTGGGAAGGAAGGGATAAGAGGCATATCTCTATTTTATACTCTTGAAAGGTCTTATCGATGTATCAGGGTTTAGAGTCTTGGCAAGGTAGTAAGAGGTTGGACTGCTGAAAACGTTGATGACATCTGTAATCCCTCCACCCGGAGAACCTGGACCACCGCCAGAGTCCAACAAAGTTTTAAGCTTTGACATAGCCTGGTCTCTAAAGGCTTTCATTCTGTCCAGGTTGCCTAGAGTACCGTTGATCATACTACCAGCTAGGTAAGCCGTAATAATCTCAATGTCGTCGTAGCCTACCTCACCTACAACCCAGAGATGGTTTGTCTTCATAGTTACCTCTCTAGATGCTGACTGTATGATGTCAGGTACTTGGTCATCAGGGAAATCACGCTCAGAGTAGGGTGCCCATAGCTTAACCTGTGCAACAGTACAGTATAGCGGAGCATCAGGATCTTCGTTATCACTCATATCTTTATACAGAGGCAATAGTCCCTTTTAGCCTAAAAAGAGCATCGGCTAGTTAGATAAGAATGGCTCCACCAGTTTACAAAATTGCCACTAACAAAGACTACACTAAACAGCTACAATACTACTTAGAGGACGCCTACAAGGTCGCTAACGTAGATGAACAATGGCTTAACTTCGGATATGTCCAAGGTTTCCAAGCTACAGAAGCACTTGATAGAGAAGTTATCAGAGAAATAGGAAACGAAGATATCGCCTTTGACTTGAAGATGGGGACCACAGGCTCCGGAGAGTTGAGGTGGCGGATGGTCGATCCAACCTTCGCACAATACTGTATGAAGCTTGCATCCGGTGCAGGTACACCTGACCAATCCTTCCGTATTTTAGAAGCATGTAAAATAAACGCAGCTGAGAAATTCGCAGAGGCACAAGGCTGCTATCCTACCCGTTTTTCACTCACCTATGCTAGATTCATAGACTTGTCAGCATCCGTGTTTATCGGTAACATAACAGACTGGATTAACGAAGCTGCTTTAGACGTTATAGAAGGATCAGGACAAACATACGCTGTACCAGTAACAGCTTCACCTTGGTCCAACCTCAGCGGTGCAACACAAGAGCCATTCAAGATTAACTGGGGTTCTGGACTTGTAAGCTACGATAACCTATCATTTACGATGGATGTCAACAGAGGTCTAGCAACTAGCCAACCATCAGGATATGATACTGTCAAAGATGCAGCCATAGCTTCAAGAGAGATTACTGGCACCTGGACAACCCCAATGACTGACAACGACTTGGTAGCAAAGTTCAAAGCCCATACACCCGGTACAGTTGAAATCACCTTGAAAGCAGGAGCAACACCATGCAAGCTAAACATTCAGAACTTTAAGCTAAACACGATGCCCAGAGTCACAGAGTTAGGCAACACTGGTATCAGAGCTTGGACCTTTAACTGGCAAGCACAGACAGGAGATATAAGTAACTACGTTCCATAGGTAAGTAGCGGGCACAGATAGTTCAATTTTAGAATACCCTTGGCCAGGGAGATGTGGGGAAGGTCCACAATGTGTCAGGCTTAACCCTCTCCACTTAGAGAGATGTTTATCTCTAATCCCTTTTATGCAATTTTCCAGACTTAGCTATGTATATGCCATCTAACACTAAACAGCAGCAGACAGCTGAGACATTTACAAAACCATTAGACCAGGATCTGGTGGATCCTCAAGACTCTTTAGACGAGGAAGAGGCTAAACTCCATAATGAGGAAGAGAAGTTCAGGGCCTCAGGTAAACCAGACAACTATGTCCAAGTTCGTGAGATCTTTACAGAAGGCGATGCCGACCCCATCAACGAAGCGCTAACAGAGAAGGAACGACAACGGATAGCAGGCTACACCCCCATCCAATACCAGCAAGAACTCGACAAGGAAAAGATGGCAAAGATAGGTTACATGATATGGCAGTCAAAGCAGCTATTCTACACAGCCTTCAGACAGATTGGCTGGAACGAAGAGAAGCAAATGATGGAGTGGGAGCAAAGAGATTATACCTACCACAAGCTTACATCCGGACAAAAGTTAGAGCTAAAGAAAGATGAAGGACGCATCAAGTCCCTGGTCAACAAAAACAACCTGTTTGAGAGGGGGTTTGTCAACGATTCTTTGTACAACTTTATCACAAGCAGAGAGGAGGACGTAGATGTGGAGATTGAACAACTGCGCAATGACCTTGTAAACAAGAAGTTTGAGTTCTACTTTTACGAGAAAAATACAGATATCCTTGATGACATCGGCTACGTAGACAAAAGGGATCTAGTGGAGGCCGCCGAATATAGGGAGACTGGTGTCCCTTTCTCACGGAAACTGGCCTCTTATCGTACTATGTCCGAGTCAGACGGGGCGAAAGCCAAGAAGTAATAATAGCCGACCTAACCGCTGACTTAGAGAAGAAAGGATCAGACGACGTGTGGGCTGTAATGGCTGCAATCCCTGACGTGGAGGAGTATTTTGCTATCTTTGACGACTACCTAGACTTTGACATAAAGCCCTGGGATGATCACGGATATGACCAGGGTGAGATGATACCAGAAAGAAAGGTAGCTCTCCGATACTTATCACTAGCTATGAACATCCATAAAACAGACCCAGCACTATTACCAACCAATTTCCTGTCATTCATGTCTGAGTATCAAAAGCCAGAATTCAAGGAGCCTGACAATCTACCGGCTAATGTCAAGAGATGGAGACAACAGCGCAGAGCCAGTGACAAGAGATACTCTGATCTTAGATCAGAAGTGGTGGTTTCAACATCACCAGATAAAAATCAGACCGGTTCCTCGTCAACAAACAAGCCTCCAATGACACAACAAAATCAGACCGGTTTGTCACGCAAGTCATTAGAGGGCTTTAACTGGAATGTAAGGAAAGGCTCATCTACAAGCGACGTCATCGAAAAGACAGACATCATACCCAAGGGTCCAAACCGATACATACAGACCACAACCCGATCAGTGTTTTGGGACGTACCAGATGAAGACTCTATCCACAAAGAGACATGGGATGTAAGCAGATACACATCACCAGAAGATATGGCACGCATTAACAAGAAGGGGCCAAAGGGTGGAGCCAAGTAGCCCTTTTAATGCTTGTTCAAGCACAATCTCACGATTCTAAATTGTCTTATGCTGGAGTAACACAAACATCCTTCGGAGGGGGATCTGGGGCAAATGTAGGTCTCAAGATAAACCTTAACGACGTAGCTAGAGCTTTCTTTGACGTAGGCAAGTTATCAAAGATATTAGACGAGGTAGGACAGTTTGTGGAGGATAGAGCCAAATCCGGCGCACCCTTCCTCACTGGTGAACTCCGTGACAGTATAGGACATCAGACAACAGGTATGAAAGTAACAATATTTGCAAAGGCCGACCATGCTGCACCTGTAGAATACGGACATGTTACCAAGTCCGGATCTTTTGTAGCAGCTAGACCGTATATGCAGCCAGCTATAGAAGACGGCTTCCCCTTGCTTCAGACAAAAATAGTAAGACATGCAGAGAGTGTCCTTGCAGGACGAGGCGGAGGCTGACATGATCTTTGGATTTGAAATGGCCTTTATCACGTTTGGGGTCTTGGCTGTCATTGGTCTTACAGTATACCTCCTACATGATATGGGAAAGAAACACGATGATGATGATGATAACGAAGGTGTTCCATATTGAGCGCCTCAGGTAAGGACTTTACATATGGACTTAGTCTCCAGGTCAAGGGGGCTGAGCAGGTAAGTGCAGCACAAAGGCTGCTTGACCAATTTTATGCGTCTCTTACTAAGGGAGTTGGAGAAATAACAAAGTTCTCCAGCTCTTTCTCAAAGGGTACGAGTGATGTTGCAACCTCTACCCAGAAATTACAACAATCTAGTAACACATTAACCCAGGGTCTTAATCAACAAAGGACAGCCTACCAGGGTATCTCACAGGTACAGACTCAATACAAGACTACAACAGACCAGACAGTACAGTCTCAAACCAGGCTGGGGCAGGTTACTCAAACCCTACAGAATGCTTTCAACCAAGAGAAAACCGCTCTGATGGGAGCATCCCAATCAACTCAACAGCTAAAGACATCAACAGATCAGATGCTTACTAGCCAGGGCAAAGTGTCTACCACGATGGGTCAAAACGTACAGCAAATGAACCTGTACAAGACAGCCCAACAGCAAAGCCTAGCAACAACACAGCAGCTTAACACGGTAACTGAAAAGACCGTTTCAACAATGGACCGGCTGAAGGCTTCTGCTGGTACGCTTACCCTTGGAATTACTACTCTAACAACTGGAGCTTTCAACCTATACAACACATACGACAACCTCAATGATGTACAGCTAAAACTCGAAACAATGAGGATCAAGGAGGAGGCTTCAGTAAAGAAGGCAGCCGATGCACAGCGCAAATATAATGAAATGCTCAAGGATGGCAAGAGCACACAAGCAGAACTGGAAAGCCAGCTCAAACAGGTAGAAATAACAAGAGATAGAGCCACCCTTGCTACAGCAAAGCTGCAAGATGCTCAAGAAGATTTGGACAGAGCCTGGAAAGATTTCTACATCAATGTGTTACCAGCTTCTATCCAAACCTTAGGTGGTGGTGCTGCTGCTATAGGCACCTTTGCCACAGCTATGCGTAATACAAAACCTGCAGCTGATTCGGCTAAGGCGTCAATATCTACTTTGGGACAGGCCGCCACAACTGCAGGGGGCGGTCTGACTACCGTAGCCGCTGGAGGATCTAGACTTATACCCATACTGGGTGGGGTGGGTGCAGCCATCGTGGCAGTGGGTGCATCTCTGGTGGCAATAAACCAGAACTTTGGTGGCTTCCGTGATATAATGAATAATGTGGGTGAGGCTATCGGTACAGCTGTCCCACAGTTTGAAGGTATTCTCAACCTGATCAAAGGATTCGCAGGACAGATAGGCCTCTCAGGCGAAAAGACCGAAGAATGGCAGAAGGCCATGACCGAAGGTCTAGAAATAGTAGGCCAACAATGGGAACAGATCAAGGCAGTAGCCATTCCCATACTATCAACAGTGGAGGAAGGGCTCAATCAGTGGGGCTTTGCAGTACAGAAGGTTGTACAAAACTACCAGGATATGGCTAACTCCACGGCAAAGTTTATTGGAGATATACAAAGAGGCTGGGATACTCTTGTTAATGGAGCCAACAACTTAGGCAGTCAGATAAAGACAGCCATAGATACGGGATTAGCATTCCTTACAAACCCAGCCACATATACTAAGGCGTTTGATGGACTGCTCACTAGCGCAGTAGAGGCAGGACAAAACGCCGTCAACATCCTAACTTCAATCATAGGTAAGATCGGTGCTTTCGTCTTTGGTTCTGATACATGGGGCAACCTTACAAAGGGGGCTTTAGAAGCAGCACAAAACAGTGTGAAAATAATCCAATCTGTGTTAGGAGGTGTAGCATCATGGTTTGATGAAAATGTAGTCAAGCCTATCTCCCAGAAAATAGCAACACTGCCGGTACCAACTGATCCCAACTACCAAAAGGAATTAGATTATTCCCAACGTGTCCAGACAGCGATGGGAGGAGCCGAACGGGGCAAAATACCTGGTGCTCAATACAACACAATCCAGAGGGCTTTGGACACAGCCGGACAGCCATCAACTTATACTCCACCCCCACCGGCCCAAAAAGGACCACCCATCACCGGTACATCAGGTCAGGCATATCCCACAGCTAAACCACAACAGACAACACCATTTGCTACTCCTCCCGGTTTAGGATCCGCACCAGGTCAACAATACAAAGATTTGCAAATGGTCTATGCACAACTTGCAGCCGAGACAGATAAAGCCACAGCCGCCCAGAAAAACTTGAACAATGAGGAAGGCTTAGGCACCAAAATAAAGAATGCACTTCTAGGTATAGTAGGCAAACAAAACGTAGCTACTGGAGAGGCCGTAACCGCAACAGGCGCAGTAGCAAAAGCCACTGGCGAACTGTCAAAATCAACTGTGGACTTTATAACTGGTTATCAAGAACAGGGAGAAGTCTTAGACAAAAACGTAGAGTCCTTGCAAAAGACAGCTGGGGGTGTGACACGTCTCAAAGAACAGTTGGCAGATGGTGCAATACAGGCTGTATCCTTCGCACAAGGCTTTAAGGAAGCAGAGAAAGAATTCTTAAACACACAGCTTACTACATCCAAACTATCTGGTGAGGTCGCCTTCCTATCAAAGAACTTGGGTGATGCTGGAGCAATTGCAGTAAGGACAGCCGCAGGCTTTGTACAGGGCGCCAAATCCGTCTTTGATTGGGCCGGTTCCTTTGACACCCTCAAAGGGTCTATGTCAGGATCCAGACAGGCTCTTGAAGATGTAGCCCAAACAATGGGTGTTAAAATCCCAGAAGGATTTGCTGGTGGTACTGAAGCATTAAAGGAATTCATATCCCTCACCAAGGCAGCAGGTCCAGAGTTTCAGTCCTTTATCGACAATGTAAACAAGGCAGGTGATAGCATAGCACAAAGCTTAGGCGAGGCTCTCCGTAAGGGTAATGACGAATTTAATGACGAGATCGACAAGCTAGAGGAGGATTGGGGATTCAAGTTTAACAACGCTCTCAAGAACGCACTAGAAGGTCAAGCCGGACCAGAGGCAATAGATAGTCTAATCACGGATTTAAACACCGCTATAGCCGCAGTAGGTCCTGCCATAGCCAATCCTGGTGTTTGGGACAATATTAGAGAAGGCTTTACCGAACAGATTGAGGAAACCTTTGATGACTTTGCAGAAAACGGCGGAGAGGCCGCACAGACAGCAGTACAAGCGATAATCGACAAACTAAACGAACCACTAGACACCAGTAACCCAATGGCTATCTCAGAAAGGATAGCTGAGGTCCAGGCTATGATTGTTGCACTAAAGAACCAGAGCGGCACATCTTTGCCTGGTGTTGTTACGGACCTCAACTCTGTCAACGACATAAACTTTGATGATGCCATTAAACAGATAGACAATCTTAACAACGCTCTTAAAACACTCGGTTCCGGTGACGCTGGTGCTGGTGCAGCTGCCAAAGCCGTAGGAGATGCAGGTGATATATCCGGCGGTGGTGGTGGAGGCTCCGGTGGCGGTGGTGGTATTGCTTCTGGATCCTCAGGTGGTGCCGGTGCTGGTGGCGGTGGTGGTAAAGGCGGTACTGCTGGAAAAGACTCAAAGAAAAGTGCTGGTAAAGCCAATCTTCCCATCGATATTGCAGCATTTCAAGCTAACTTGGATGAAGCTACCGCTGCATTCACCGAATTCATGACTACACTGTTTACTAACGCTGCTGGTATTCCCAACGGTGTTATGGCTGGCATCTTGCCTATTGTTGAGATGTTTAACACCCAAGTTGTTGCTCCTATTGTTCAGTTATCTATTGGCACTTTGGGTCCTGGTATAGTCCTGGGTTTTGACTCAGCCAGAGCACCTATCGAATCCACTCTCACAGCAATAAGAGACGCTGCTGCCGGAACGTGGACTACCATCATATCAGACGCTCAAGGACTTGGTCCTGGTATCGCAGCAGGTTTTGCAGCAGGTAGAGATCAATCAGCTCCCCACATATCGGGGTTAGCTGAGGACTTTGCTTCTAATGCAGTAGTCCCAATCGAGACTATGGCCGACGGATTAGCCGAAACGATTGGATCAGCATTTGAAAAAGGAAGAGATAGAGCTACTACAGCACTAGGAGATATTGAGAAGGCTGCTAACACTGCAAAGTCGGCAGTCGAAGCAATTGGCTCAGCTGTAGAAAGTCTACCAGATCACAAGACTATCACTATCGATATTGTTACTAATGGTTCGGTTCCCAATGTAAACGCCTCCGGTTTTGAGGGGGTCGTTGGTGGTAGACCAGGAGGCACAACATTCACAGCTGGAGAGGCTGGACCCGAACTTGTATCTATTATTCCATTAACTAGGCCGTTTACTGGCCCTGGCTCTCCAAGAGGTGGAGCCGCCCCTGGCTCTCATGTATTTGCGGCAGAAGGATTCCAGGGGTTAGTAGGAGGAGGTGTCACCCCCGACTATGCAACATATAGACATGGGAACTTGGCAGGACATATGCCTAACTCAATCACAATCGCTGATGTAAACATCGCTATGGTAGGTGGTAGACCAGTGTCCTCAGTTGGTGGAGTGCTAGGAGGTATCCCCGTCACGATTGTGTCTGGTAATTCTGGTTGGGTTACTGGTGGTGGTATTACAGGTGGGAATGGTGCAGGAGGAGGCTCCTCAGCTGGTGGAGGTTCATCCGGAGGCCAGACAGGCGGCTCAAACATACAAAGACAGATAGATGTAATGGAGAATGGCCAACGCCTCTACTACTACCAGAATGGTTCAGACATCAGAACTAACATGAATGCCGAGCAGATAACCAGGTATGTTGGTTCTACTGCTGGATCTGGCGGCGGAGGAAATGGGACTGCTGGTGGTGGTAATGGCGGCACTGGTGGCGGTGGTAATGTACCCGCTGGTGCCAAATATGGTGATTATGACTCAGGTGCTATTCAAACATCTGGTGGGTCAAAGTGGTCTACTAATCCAGGTGACCCATCTACTTGGAAGGTTGTACCAATGACTGATGATCCAAGCAAATGGAAAGTAGTCGACGCTTCGGGTAGGAACGTAGCTGCTGGGTTTGGGGCAGAAGATGAAGCTAGAGGATATATCGAAGACAAGAAAGCAGGTAAGGGCTACAATGACACCTCCTCACCTGACTATATCCCTGGTGGCGGCACTGGTGGCGGCGGCTCACCAACATTCCCCAATAACCCACCCTCAGGCGGCTCAGGTGGCGGCGGTTCAGGCCAAGGCGAAGTATACACCGTCCCCTCTGATGTCAGGACAACAGACCCCAATCCAGGAGACGATGATGAAGGCAGATGGGATAATGTAAACACAAGCGACCCCAACACGTGGCGAGTAGTTAGGATGATCAATCCTATGCCTGGAACTAACACATATAGATGGAAAGTCGTTAATGATGAAGGCAAAAACATAGCTATCAGATTCAACACCCGAGCAGAAGCACAAGCATATATCGACGCTCATAAAAGGGCAAAGGCTAATGGAACTTACCAAATACCCACTACAGGCGGAGGTACATTAAACGTAACAGGTGATAATGGTAGTCCAGGCTCTGGCGGCGGCACTAGTGGAACTGGCGGTGGTACCGGCGGCGGCACTAGTGGTACTGGTGGCTTCGACTTTGACAACCAACAACCAGGACCGGGTGAATACTCAACATCCACCGGATATGTAGTACCTGACTACGTACAGACCCCAGGTCATGGGACTACTGGCACATCACCTGTATGGCAGAACCCTAACATGGATCCCAGGACCTGGAAAGCCACTGAGATGACAAGTAGGGGCTATGAGGGTAAGTGGAAAGTGGTAGACTCTGCGGGTATTAACATAGCAGCCAACTTCAATTCTAGAAATGAAGCTGAGGACTTTATTGCCGATCACATAACAGCCTATTATCCGGAGGGTGCATTACCACAACCAGGGACGGGTGGCACAGGCGGTACAGGCGGTACAGGTGGCGGTACAGGCGGCGGTACAGGTGGCGGTACAGGCGGTACTGGTGGACAAACACCAGGAACTGGTACCGGCGGCAGTGGTGGTACTCCTACAACTGGAGGAGGAGGCGGTGGTGGAGGCTCAGGCCAAGGTACAACTAGAATCCAGGTCCAAGAAAACGGACAGTCCTATTTCTATGAACGTGATGCTAATGGCGCAGTTCGAACAAACATGAGTCCGGCACAGATAGCCCAGTATGTTGGACCTAATGCTCCGGGTCCTACTACTGGTACCGGCGGTACTGGTGGCGGTACACCGGGCACAGGCACAGGTCCAAACATTGGTGGTATACAATTCCCACCAGGGTTTCCCTTCGGACCTGATACACCCATTGGTCCCGGTGGTGGGCCTGTCATTGGTGGTATAGAATTCCCACCAGGGTTTCCGTTTCATAATACTCCTGGTGCCTTCCCAGGCGGTGGTACCGGTGGACCTGGTATATATCCTGGGTTGTTAGCAGGTATGGGATTACCATACTCTATGATATCACCCAGAGTTACCACAGACACAAGTATCCCAACACAGTTCAACGGATTCTCCGGCTCCGGTTATATAGGCACAGAGGTGGGTGCTGGAGGTAGGGGTAGGGTATCCACAATCCCTGGAGGGACGGGTGTACCCTTCGGATGGCCTTATGGTTCTGGTTCGATAACTACAGGTAATCCAAACCAAGGGTCAACAACTGTAACAGCCAATGGTATAACTCAAACCCAGTCCTGGAGTCAATCTTCCAATATTGTCAGTGGTGGAGACATCGTAGGAAAAGGCAACAACATCAATGTTCAGTATCAAAGCAACACAGGAAACAACGTAAATGGTATTAACTTCCCACCCTTTGGAGGTGGGTCTGGTACCATAGGTGGAATGGGCAACCCATTAGGAGGCGCACAATACTATGACTCTTCAGTAGTAGAAAATGCAGAAGGGACAGAAAGGCATCCCGTCTTTAGAACCAACATGAACCAAGCACAGATGGTTAGACTCTTGGCTATGATGCAAGCTAGTGGACAAGAAATACCTACCTATACATCTGGAGAACCAGCTCTAACAGGATTCAGATACAACGGAGCTGGATGGACTGGCAGTAGACCAATAGCTACAGCCCGCCAATTAAGAACAGGTAGAGATAACCACATACCTATCTGGGATGTTGGCAGTCCTGCCTTCCCCTCTGACTTTGGCACCATGCGAAACAATATGGGTGTCACTGGGAATATAGGAGGACATCATCCATTCCCAGGAGGGTTTGACTGGACTGGTCTCATAGATAAACTAACCAGTAATATCATGGGGGCATTGCAGGCAGCATTGGCAAAGGTAGCAATAAACATCAACCTCAATAACAGCAGTATAGGCGATGCAGCTACCAAGTTGATGATGCGACGTATATCTGGAGGGTTCTAGATGTCCTTTATAGACACACCCTATGACGAAGTAAAAGAGATAACAGCTGGCGAGCTTGCTTTCCAGAATGGATACACCAAGCCACTCAAATTCCGCATCAAGGTACAGGACCCCTACGAAGATGAGACCCTCATAACCTATGACTCATGGGATGCAAACAGAGGGCAGGGTGTCTCCCTCACAGATGTAGGAGTAACACAGGGGATGACGATGGCAGGGGACTTTGTGCTTTCTATGAACGATTCTAGAGACAGGATTGTAGACGATGAGAAAGTAAACCCAGGCTGTATAGTAACAGTAGAGGCAGGTAAGACTCCCACCAAGATGGTAGAGATCGCTTACGGGATCTGCTACGTCAAGGAGATGGAGCGAATGAAAACAAGGTATAGGCAATTCACATTAGAGGGATTGGGGTGGGGGTCTTTACTCTCTTATACACATGTCAACTTCCAGAGGATAGCACCACCCGTAAAGGTCACAAGCAGAAACCAACTCCTCAACTTTGAAAAGCTCTACAACCTCGATGATGTCAAACACATTGCTCACCAGGTAGTAACAGACTTGTTCGAAGATCCTTTACTTATGCCGTTTGGAGGTTTGTCCCTCAAGGATAGAGGGCATTTTGACCTGTCTGGTATATCCAAACTAGTCACCGACTTTTTACCTACAATTAACTACCCCATTGTCGTAGCAGCTGAGGTGCTCAAATCAATACAGGCTATGACAGGTACCATTGCTAACATTGAAGGCCATAACCGTGTCAAGTTTATGCATCCTAATTCCATGATATCAGGACACACCATCCGCTCAGACTTCGATGAGAATGACCTAGGCCTAGGTGAATGGACCTCATACTCTGATGGAGAATGGAGTTATAGAAACAGCATACTACCAGGAGACAACTTTGCTAACCGTCTGATTGCTAGAGCAGAAAAGATAGACGATATGACAGGTAGTGTATATGCTACTGCTGCAACATCTTTGTTTAACAAGGACATTGCCCAACGTCTACCACCTACCACTGTCTTATCAAACTTGAGTATGGTTCTCTCCAAAACAGGGGGAGGTACAGATGAGGATGACCCATTGAGGGC